CAATATTGTTTGGCGATGGTCATTTCAGGCTCCGTTGCTATGTTGTCTTCCAATGAGTTCTATTCTACTCCTTCAACAGTACATGTCAACAAGTTTCTTACAATCCCCCGTGCAATGCCTTGCTGTGTTGTTATTCCACCTCACTAACAATCAGAGTTTGCACATACAGAGTTCGATAGAGATTGTTATCTTCAAGATACTTAGTAGCATCCTCCTTGTTATCAAACTGAATTGCTTGTTGCCAGTCTTCGACCATACGTCCATTATTGCCCATGAATGGCCCCATTGTGTGTGCTAGTAGGTAAATGTATTTCATCAAAACCCCTCAATAATTCCTAGTAACAACCTTGTTGGCGCACTTAGGGCAACTCACATAGTGATAGTAATCCTTACTGCCTGTGTAATCGCTGGAGTAATCCCTTTGCTCATCGTTAGGCGTGTACTGTAAGCGACTGCCACACTTCCTGCAAGTAATCTCTTTAGTTACGCTGGAGTCTTCCCCGATAATCTTAATAGCCATAATCAAAGCCTCTCAATATGGTTTGTTATACACAACAGAATGTCCCTCTGCCACTTCTTTTAACAGACCCTCGATATGTGTAAAAGGGTATTCAGGACTTATGAATGTTGGACGCCACTTGTCATGGACTGTCTGAAGATCAAACAGCATCTCTTCATTGTCCTTAATAAATGCTGGTAACGTAAACCCGTCTAGCACAGCATCAATACGCTTAAACTCCATTTCCTTGTCGTACATGCTGTCAGGAATAAGACACCCTACAGCGCACATAAGGCCATTCTCTGTACGATACATACACCCCATCTCGTCATTCAATGCAGGCTTTCCCTGCTCATACAAATGCCTCACCACATAATCAAACGTCTCTTGTTTGTTCATTTTATTCCCCCTTGTATTAACATGACCACAATCAAACAGGAATTGCCACATACTCCACTGAAACACTCAGCCCTTGATTGGTCATCTTGACGATAGCTTTATAATTCTTACCGTCACCAATGTCTACCATGTCAATCTTCAAACCACTATCACTCAACATTGCACGGTATTCCTCGGTATTGGCTCCCCAATTAGCAGGAGCGTATGCACGGAGGGCTTTCTGTGCAGCACCGATACGGCTATCATCAGTTCCTTCTACAACACCTGTACCGCCCTTATAGTTGATGAGGAATTGACGTGTGTTAGATTGCTCGGAAGGTGCTTGTACTACAGGCTGATTAATTGGGTCGCTAGAGCCCCCGCCACATGCTGCGAGGGTGATGCTGAAGAGTGCTACAAAAATAGTTTTATTCATGGTGTTTCTCCTTACAGAGTAGTTGTTAACAGATTTAAGAATACTTTAGTTGGAATGGGTTGTCAAGTATTATTTTTATTCTTTTTCAATTTGTTCTTAAACATCATTGCTCCGTATAAGGCAATACAACAATGTCCACTTTAACAACACGGAACAACCCGCCTGCATGTACCTCTTGTCGTTTCTCATGTAGCATAACTTCTAGGCCCTCTGCCATTGTGCTATACACACAAGGATTACCAGAACAATCTAAGAAGATTTTATAAGGCCCTGCTTTTCTATATTGAACAGCATAATACATTAAACTCCCCCTTAAAGAACCCATAACGAACCATGTACACATCGTATGGAAGATTGCACACTTGAATTGCATTACCGAAGTCGTCAATTATGTGTTTCAGAATGTATAAGGCTGGCATTATCGCACCTAAAAACAGTTATTCGTCAAATCAACACCAACAACATTGTACTTGTAAATCTCATTACCTTTTACAGATTGCATCTCTTTGACAAACTGAAAAGCATCAGAACTGAAATAGAAGATTGCAGGCATCGCAACTGGGTTAGCTTCATTCCAACATTGGCACAGTTTATTTTCGTTGTTTATTTCTTTATACACTGCGTACATTATCATCACATTCCCCTGTAAGCCCCTTGCGAGGCGTTGTTTGCTTTCTGTGTTAATGAGGACATTCTAGGGTAGGATTCTTAGGGGGTCAAGGGGAATCTTAGTCCCTGTCACCAAACATGTCAATCATGGAAAAGATGCTTTTCAGATTGTCCGCAGTAGCAATACACACTTCGCAACCCTTATAGAAATCTTCAGTAACATCCTTGCCGTCATAATCACGATATACGCGAATGTCACTACGGCTATAGTCTTCAAGAGTTCCGCAGCTATCATCCATAGCGATGCTGATTTCGTAGCCCTTGTAAGGAATCTTAGTGCATGCCGAACAAGTCATGCCTTTTGGTGCCCAGATAGGTTTGTTCATGATGTTCTCCATTATCTACCTTGCGGCTGTTTGTCTATGAGTTATATATTAGACACTGATAAGCTTGTTGTCAATGGCCGAAAGGGCATTTATTTATCTTGAGAATAATCATACATGCCGATTGCCTGCAACGTAGCATTAGCAGCCATGCAGAACAATAACGCTTCCTCTCTGTTCATACTCCTAGGCAAATCCAGCATGTACCCACCACCATCACTTTTACTCTGAATAGAGTACTCCCCGTCGAAGTACTCTACAGTAAAGAATTTAATGTTGTCCATTATTTGTATTGTTTCGCCATTAGTTCTTCTTCATCCCACCCAAACAGTTTAGGCTTACCGTCAATCTTAGGAGCCTTACCTACATATTCCACTTTAACGAAAAGTGTAGCATTTCCCTGCCCTACGTACACATCATTAAATCCAACCATCTTGCCGAATGCGTCTTGACTCTCCAGCTTGTTAGCAAACACTTTAAGTTTACTGTCCAGCTTACCATAAGTAGTTTCGTACTGGATGTCTTCGATAGTGATGCGGAGTTTTTGGGAATCTTTCATGATTTTCTCCTGTGGTTGTTCGCTTCAATGAATACATCTTAAGCCACCCTAACAACCCTGTCAATGTCTTTCGTAATAATTTTATGTTGTGTGTAGAAACTACAAAGGAGCCGCAAGGCTCCCTGTGTCACTCACTCTCAAAAATCCACACTGTACGGCCCCTAGACTTGCAATACTCACCCATGCTATCAGTCATCTCTTTAAATTCTCCGATGTACTCCACATCATGTTTTGTTGGTTTCTTGCCGTTAGGTAATGCCATGATGTACTTGTTGCCTGCTGTGTAGATTGGAGCCTTAGTTAGCCCGTAGTGATAACGATAATCCTCTACATCATCGAATGACCAGCCCAGGTAGGTTGCAACGGCTTCTTTGTTGGAGAATTTGTTCATGATTGCCTCTCTGTTGTCGATAGATACATCTTAGGGTATTCTTAAGCATCATGTCAATATCTATTTGTGTTTGTTGTGCTGTTGCCGCGTTAGCGCGAGACATGCGATAGCAGGTCAAGCATGGCAATCGTCTAACTGTTTCCTTGTTTTAGCAACAGTATTGCTTTAGTCTTATTGTTCTTAGTGTTTGTGTGCTAGGTTTGTCTTTCTTTTGGTTGTTTGTGCTAATAACCATCTTTATCTTAATATCTTCTATTACGTCTTCCCTTTGCATTTTGCATCAGTGCTGATACAATGTAGTGTTCAGCAAAACTTATAGGGTTGGTAGGATAGTTCTTAGTACCCTTCCCTCCTACAAAACGTAGAAATTGTCCTTAATAATCAATAACTTACAAAGGTGTTTGTATCGCACCTGATACAGACCACTAGAAAGAGAGGTATATATTGCAGCATGTAGAACTGCTAGATAGCTTGATGGGTAACGGTAAGACCACTGCGACATTACGCTACATAGAGTCTTTAGCACTAGCTAACAGAAGTAATAGATGGGTGTTTTGCTCGGAATACCTGTCAGAGCTAGAGAAGCGTACAGCGGAGAATCCCGCAGCTAGTCACTTATGGCGCATCCCTTCGGAACATGGAGATGCTACTAAAACTGACAACCTGATAGAGATTCTCAAAGAGCCAGGGACACAACTTATTGCCATAACTCATGCTTTGTTACTTAAAGCATCGGAGAATGATTATGTTAATAATCTACTGAAAGAGAAAGGATATTCCCTATTCTTAGATGAAACAATAGAATTAATCAACCCTTACAACGGTATTAAGTTTAGTGACTTCCTTCTACACAAACGGGATAATCGTTTAGCTGTAGACGAGAATAATTATGGTTTGGTGCAATGGATTGACAATAGTGTAGACGAAATTGGGGAAGAGTTTACATTTACTAAGCTCCGTAACGATGCTAGTAAGGGTCGAGTTTATGCCTCAATCATTGCTGGTAAAAGTGTGAACGATAGTGTGTCATTGGTAACAATGCCTAGCGATGTTCTGTTATACCAGTTTAATCGTGTTGTGTTGTCAACATACCAATTTGATGATACGCTTATGGCTGCATACTTTTTAATCAAAGGCATTAAGTGGGTTCCCTTTACAGGTGTACAATTGCATCGTGGCACTACTAAGCGATCTATCGGGAAACTTGTAACGCTAATCACAAAGCATGACAAGAAGTTTGATAAGGTTGCTCTGTCCTCTACATGGTGGGATGACCGTAAACGCACAAAGGAAGATTACAAGCTGTTGAACAACACTATCCGAAACATCGGAGATAACCACGGATGCAAGGCTGATCCTTGGAAACTAGGTTACACTGTGCCAAAGGATTCGTTAGCTGTGCAGAGGGAACCGAAAGGGATTCATCCTACAGGGTATCCACATAGTAAATGTTTGGTGGACGTAGACGGAAATCCTACGGATGAAATTGACAAACATAACAATTGCTACATTCCCACTAATGCAAGGGCTAGTAACGAGTACGCCGGTAAAGATGTGATGGTGCATGCTTATAACAGGTATCCATTGCAGAGTGTAGCACGTTATCTGGACACTTATAATGTTCGGTATAGTGCAGAGAGGTTTGCACTGAATGAATTGTTACAGTGGGTATGGCGTAGTGCTGTACGTGACGGTAAGCCGATACACTTAGCTATCTTGTCAAAACGTATGCGCAGCTTGTATAGCGACTGGCTGAAAAACTGATAGACGAAGAAAAGCCCGCTCAAAAGGCGGGCCTCTTTAATCCTCATCCACAAACACCCCCATCGTCACACAAACTCACCTTGTACCGACAGCGCGACTCTTGTCGCAATTCTCCCCAGCCCTGCACAAAGCCAATAACAATTGTGCGCAAATCTTGCTCTTGCTTGATGTAGAATCCATCAAGAGGGCTACCAACAAGCTTTACGAATCGTGGGAGTGTCATTGGTTGTCCTCTGGCAAGTAAACTTGATCAAACTCCTTAGCTTGCAACCACCCAGTTTCAAATTCGGAATGTTCTAACTTCTCGTTGTCATACGGGTTGTCTGTAATAGCCCAATCGTTGTAGTATGCACGGACACCTGTAAGATATGCATCAGTCTTTTTCATCTAATCACCTTTCTATTACCAGCATTGATCCGACCTAGTCTTCAGTACACAGAAAGCATTAAATGCTGTCGGCTTACCTTCCCCGCTAGCCCATCGATTACTACGGACATGTTTAGGTTTAAAATTAAAGCGCCACCATCTCCCTTATCTTGATAGCACTAGGAAACATGTGCGCTTCGGTTTCCTCCTGCTCATCTCGCATTACTTCTGTTATGTAACGCTCAAACAGTTCTTTCCAGTCTTGATCTGTCATTCCGTCCACTCCTTCACAACAATGTTCCATTTCCGCTGTTGAGCGTCCGTCAGCGGCCCTACGCCATAGCTACAGCCGTTCCGCTTCCCAAACACTAGCGCATTCCCCATAGCCCCTTCCACATGCGCTACAATGGCTTCCTGTGCGGCTTTAAGGGCTTCGCGTAAGCCACCGTTAGGGCCGCATTGCGAGTAGTCTATTGCAGCTTCAGCAAAATTGTCTAACAGTTGTTCAAGCGTTGTCATTTCCGCATCTCCCTGTCCATCTCTTCCACTGTAGGGTTATAGTCTCCTGCAATACACTTTGTATATACAAGCTGCGCCGCCATCTGCTCGTCAAGCTGCATCATGTACACAAGACTGATGATGTTCTTGGCAATGCGATTACTCCAATCCGTCGAGTGCTTATTGGCAATCTTCACCACTTCAACTTTTTGGATACCAGCAGCAGACGCATGGGCATATCGTTCTGCAAGTTCTGCTAGGGCGATACAACGACTGTCAGCAGTGAATGTCTTGCGAATCATCGCATCTTTCTGCGAGTGTGTCTGTGCAGAAACATTAACAGACAAACACAACATGACGGCACATGTGCAGAATTGTTTACGTTTTGTGTACATGAGAGTTCTCCTTAGCCTCGTTGATCTTTCTGATAATATTCTTTGCATCGTCACGATGTTTGATTGTCGCAGACGATAGCGGGATACATGGCAACAGTTCTAGCAACACTTCGATTTCGTCATCAATAAGTTCAATTTGTATAGTCATTCTCTTCTCCCTCAATTTTAAGCGACTCTAGCCGTTTAAACTTCTCGGCGTAAATCCCGACACTCTTTGCCCGTTCGTTGAATGGCGACCCCGTACAGCGCCTACAAAGGGCATTCCTGAGTCAATTTAACGCCCCTAATACAACCAACCCCACAGCCCCCACCAAAACCCCCGCCAGCGTGCGGAGAATTGCCCACAAGGAAGGCAAAGGAGAATTTGTCAGGGAGAAATTATTTTGTGTATGCATGTTATTTAATCTTTCTGTTAATTTCTGCTAGACGTTCTTCTAGTTGTTTCTTTTCTTCTAGCATCTCTTGCATACGTTCTGCTGTGTTCTCATCAACTTTTACAATTTCGATTTGTGTGAAGTTGCCACCACCACCCCAAGACCAAAAACCCTTGAGTGTAAAAGCATATTCCATCACATCACGTAACACCCCTTCAAAATAACCCAATGTGGGTTGATGATGACTCCCGCCGAAGTCTGGATTGGTGTCTTCACCTTGAACGTGCCACAAGCCGTAAACATCTAGTTTGTCCTGCACACTCTTATATCCGTAAGTCTTTTGGTAGTCGCTGAAGCCTTTATTTTTCATAATTCCCTCCTAATCAGCCTTCCGGCTTTTGTGTGTTACTCAAACATCCAAGCAGGAATGTTGCGTTTAGCTTCTTTTTGAATTTCTTCCAGCATACTAGCCATGCCGTACACGTTAGCGTAATGCTCGCACAAGGCATTGAGGCGCTCGACTGTGCGAACTCCAGAGGCTTTAAAAGTTTCCACTGCTAACTGTGATTGAAGTAACATAATTCTCTCCTAATTAGCCTTCCGGCTGTTGTGTCTGTGGAATGTACTCTAGCAAAGACTTCTTAAGAGTGCAAGAACTTCGTACAAAATCTTACTTATATTCCAATTGAGCATCAAGCCTGCCAAGTCGCCAATCCGTCGCCTGTGTGCTGTTCTCGGGATATGGGCAATCTTTTTCTGTGTACTCGTTAAGGAAAGCGTCCCATCCTTCCTTGTATTCGATAGTTTCGTTGAATTTGTCCATTATGCTACCTCTTCCAGTTGAATACGGACATCTTTATGTAGGTTAAATTTGCTCTTAATCACGCATGCCTCGTGATGAATCATTGGATAACTTGTGAGATAAGTTTTCTTGTTGGTTTTCTCATTGATTGCTATTACGTGGTACATACGAGTCATGATGTTCTCCTGTTGTGTTACGCTTCGGTATGTCACTACTATATCTAACTTCGGGGTTTTTGGCAATAAGAATTTTAAGTATTCTAGTAGTCGCTATCTTCGTGCCAATCTACAACACCAGCATGCACACCTTGCCGCATCTCTTCAATGTGCCATTTCTTAGGGTTATTATCGATAAACCATGTACGATTGTCACTCATCCACTGTTTAGCATGCTCAAATGCATCCTCTTTGCTTTCAGCAATAACTGTCAGATATTGCAAGTATGCTACAAAGTAAGTACCACAATCGGACCGGCAAGAGACATTGTAAATGTTCATGATTAATTTCCTTTCTTGAGCGACACTATGTCCTCAATAGTCCCTTGCGGAACACCTGCCTGTGTTAGTTGCGACACTAGCTCATGGCGTTCAGGGCTGTTCAGATAGAGCCTAGCACGTTGCAATGGGCGGGTGAATTCGCTGTACACCCTGGCGGCGATTTGTCCGGTTGGTGCCTTTACAGTGATGCTGCCGCGCTGCTTGTGAGAATTATTACTCGCGCTTACGCGATAACCTTTGATAAGTTCCATGATTGATTACTCCTCTTCGCTGTCGTCTTCGTCTGCTGGAATTTCATCTTCCCGGTTCAGGCGTTCTGCAACATCGCGGAACCATTCTTTATCTTCTTCGCACATATCTTTGTATTCCGTCAGCAGATCATCGAACGAGCCTTCTTTGCCTTCGTATAGCGAGGTGTAGAACGAATACAGTTCGCCGTTGCTTTCCATTGCTACCTCAAATTCATCATTGGTCAGGAAGACATTACCACTGTTCTGATTCATCATCAGAGTAACACCGTCATTGCTGAAGTCTTCAGGGAGACCATTGTTAACCCATGCGTCAAGTAAGTCACGGGCCATCTTGATTTCACGATAGCCAAAGTCTGCGAGGTTGGTAGTAGTGGTCATTTGAAACTCCTTAGTGGTTTGTTAGGTTGCCCCGGTTCGGGGAGACTTCGCTGTGTGCGTCGTCCATGTGTTGAACTTTACGCGACTTGTTTTGGCTTGTCAAAGGATTTTCGCAAGAATTTTAAAATAATTTTGTGTAGATTTCTGTTGACATGGCTTACAAGCTTTGGTATTCTACTTATGAACTTTCGGAAGAGCGGAACATAGCTAATCTACCGGAAAGATGAGCAGAGAGCGGGCGCAAGGTTTTTAATGTTGCGGACAAGAAAAAGCGCACCGCAGTGCGCCCTTGTTACATCCACATTAGTTTAGGTTCTTCCCGCCCTGCCGCCCTTGCCATCTTACAGGCTTTTTCGTAATGCTCTTGGCAAGCCTTCTTTGCTTCTGCATCGCTGGCAAACCGTCCAATCTTCTTTGGCTTGTCGTCGCAATCGTTGCCGTTTGTTTGCATCTTGTGCAGGCTTGCCAGCTTCTGTGCGATATAGTAGCAGTAAATCATGTTAGTCTCCGATTATACGTCAAACTCAACAAGAGCAAGAAAGCCGCTTGTATCCACGCTTACGCCTTCCGGCATGGCGTCAAGCTTAATCCAGCCGCTACTATTGCATATACCTTTCCTAATTCCTGCAAGGATGTTCGGGAACAACGTAGAGTTAGCCAATCCTCCATACTTAGGATGATTCCGAAAAGCGCTCATATCGCAGTGTTTACGATCAAGCTTAGGCACTTGTACATACTCATAAGCAAGTGTGTCGTCCATATTGTACATTTGTTGCACTTTAGCACGGAAAGAAATTTTAGCCATGATTGCCCCTTAGCTGTAATGGAAGGTGTTAACTTTGCCGTTGCACATGTTAATTGTCACAACATGATTTTCCAAAAGATACACTGTCTTACGGTAGTGCTTTCCGTCGAATTCGCAAGATTCATCATTCAGGATTTTACCGTACCGGCTAACGAAGTTGCGCAAGTCTAGGAGTTTGTCGGCAAGAGTTTGCATGATTATTTCTCCAATTCTTTTAACATCGCTTCCAGTTCATCAACCATGGCATCGACGTCAATCTCTGCCGGTTCACCGTATGGCGTGCCGTCCAACAAAATCACGGCGCTATCAATCTCAAAAAGATTTTTGTACAAATCAGGACGTTTCTTTGCCTGTTCAATGTGGCGCTTCAGATTTTTAATTTCCGAATACGTTGCCATTGGCGAAGCCGTGCAACGGAAGAATTGTTGTCCAGTGCTATCAGTGATGCAGAGTTCGTGCCAGTCGCTCATGTCGTTCTCCTGTGTGTTTGTGCATCCAATGACTACATCTTATGCCAGCCATCCTAAGAACACAAGAACTTTCTACAAAAATTTATACATCTAACTTACAAAACAAGTCATCCAAAGAATACGGGGCGACACGCTTACAGGTGGCGTCTACAGTGGTTCTAACGCACTGTAAGGAACACTAGGTTCCCAGCCCGGACAGTGTAGCTATATAGAAGCATCGCCATAACGCGCCGATGTAGAACTAACAAAGCTCTTTAAAAATTTCTGAAGATTTCTCTTGACGAGTCTAGCGGAAACGCGATATACTAGTTTCAACGGTAGCCGGGCTGATCGTCTAATCCGCCCCTGCGCGTCTGGTTTATAGGGGAGGCGGGGAGAATCTTTTGAGATTGGGCCGGTAATAACCACACCTAAAAATATTCCTACGAGCGCCTTAATAGCCTTAATTTTTAAATGGCAGAGTTTTAGCGAAAAGTAGGAATTCAATTTAGGTTGAAAAATCTAATTGCAGCACAGCCTCAGAAATAGATTGAGGCATACTTTTTACTTTATTTTCCAAATCCAAAATATTTTTCCTGGAGACACATGTGTTCCCTTCAGGTAGAAATTTTAGAATTAAGAAAGCCTCGATAGTCCTAGCTTGTTCTCCCGACAGACCATCAATAGCTATACCCACTTCAAAAAACTTACCTTCAAAATGTCGTTTATTTAAAAGATAGCAGGAAGATTTTCCGCTGTTACAATGATTATACCTGCCATCTACACCCATGCCAAGATATAATAGCTTGTCATCAAGGGACGCTGTATAAATAAAATTGCCAACTGGTTTTAGGTAATTGCCAGATATGGAATCGTTTCTTGCAGTGCCTGCCAGCATTTTAGACTTACTTACAAATTGTTTATGTCCACCTTCTTCCCATACAATATCTGCACCCTCTGCACAAGTTCTGAGTATAGTAAACCAACCGTGCTTCTGAGACAAAATTCTTGTGCCTACAGGAAATTTTCTTGACATATAGTTCAAATTCTTAGGGTTAACCACGGCCCTGTCAACCAAGTTACTCTTACTAAAATTCGCGTTGGCAGGTTTTGTGACTGATGAACCTGTATTTTGGAAGACGACAGTAATGTTTTCCTCTGTCACACACGTTACCAATATTTTACCGAAATGTTTTGTTTCTAAAATGGCACCAACACTGTACTTTTTAGGAAGCCCGTTTGTAAGACCATCTTTGCGCAATGTCTTTTTATGAGTTTTTCTAGGTTTAGGCGCTCTGGCGCGGTGCTTAATGCCATCAATAATCCATGCAATTTCACCTTTTCTAAGACAATTGGCACTCACTTCCTTTACGTTTTTTCCATCAGACACGGTGACTCTCCCATAACTTATATATTGTATCACCTCTACAACGACACCACAGTAGAGGGTAAATCTATCTCCAACTGCGACCGGATTTTCATTTCTAATTTTACCCATGATTCCCTTGACCCTTGCCCTAATGTGCAAATGAAAAAGGGCGCAAGAAGCGCCCATCGAGCCTAGAGTATATCATCGGCAACAAGTCTTGTCAAGTTTAGTACATTCTTGACAGGTCTGCCCACGGCTGTTATAATGCGTTTTTATACTGGAGGCATCTTATGTCAGCACACTTCAACTACATTCTCGCAAGCACCGAAGAAATTGCAACCTACTTTGAAACTGCGTCACGACAGACCGTAGCAAGCGTCAGGAAGAACAACAAGGGGACGGAACTAGGACATAAGCTGGAAGCAGCCTACTCCTTGATGCAAGAGCGGAAGAATAAGCGTTTGATGGAAGGTAGTAAATAAAAGAAAACCACATGGAGGCGGCTGGATGCATTTGTCTAGCAAGATTCATTTCCAGCACATAGCAAAAATGGAGAGACCCCTTTCGGATGTCTCTCCATAATTATTTTGCATTTAGATTTTCAGATATTTTATAAAGTTCCTGCACCATCGTGACAAGAGCATCAAGATAGATTTGAAACTCTGTTTCGGAAGCATTACCTATGGGCGCTGGCGGTAGGGGTGTAATCATTTCTTCCTCGCAATCGCAACATGCTTCAAGTTATACTCCCAGTCAATCTCATATCCGAAGTCTTCCGCAAGCTGTTCAAGAGACATGCTGTCGTAGTGGTTGCTGAGTACGTGGTCGTTGATGTCCTTCCAGCGGAAAGCGTCTCTCCACAAAACAAAATCACCATCCTTGCAGAATTGTTGCAAGTGTTGTGCAACGGGGTAGTAGAGTCCTTTCATCAATCCTCCAAATAAGTAATCTTCGTAACCATCATCCCAAAATTCTTTGCAGCAAGAATCCCCCAAGTGACATTAGCATTTGGCAGGGGCTCTAGGATGATCCCGTCAAGGTCGATTACATATTTACCACTAGACAAATTCTTTGTACGCACATGCTGCCCTCTGAAGCATCCTGCGTAGCGCCCTTGTGAGATATTTCTGCTTGTCATTTTGTTTCCTCGTGAGTAAATTGTTGAGTAAAATACCCCTCTACAATACGGTATTCGTAATACACATCCTCTCTCCAGCCTATAAGATCGTCTTCAGCATCCCGCAAGTCTGTAAAGATCGTGGGTTGATTTCCTGCATTCCAACATACAACCCATTTACCATCCTTGAAGCATTGAACCATGTAGAGTTTAATCATTAATAGCCCTCCAGTTCAATTTCATACCCATTGCCTCTATTTACACGGACTATATTTGCTTTAAGTTTATCAGCAAGTAACAAGATTGCAGTTGATAACTCATTGTCGTCCCGAAAGTCAGAAGGGAAAATAATATATTCTTTGTAAAAGTCTTCCATCATCATTCCTCCACCTCAATAACCCTAAACGCCACTCCCGGACAAAACTCCCGCCAATGTGTAGCAACAGTTTCAGCCATATATTTAATATTGTACGTTGTATGCTCAGGCCCATCAAGCTCTTTCTGGTAGGGCATAATTTCCCAGCGGAGGGCTGTTAGGTTGTATCCTTGGATTTGGTACATTTAATCTCCTTTGTGACTGCTGTAAATTCCGTCGCCCTTGTAATGCATGTGAGGGAACCGACGCTTGTACTCCAACATCCATGCTTCGTACTTGTGAAGACCTTCAACAATAAACTCCGAGAAAGCTCCAAGCATTTCAAAAACCATAAACAGAATGCATGACAGGGGAAACGACAACCAATAGAGATACTTTTTAAATTTGGTCATAAATAGAACTTTCGATAAATGTAATTTAGAGAAAGGCTGACCCGCAAGGGTCAGAATCTCCCGTCAGGATAAATAACACTACCCGGAGACACTTGAATAGCTGATAAAATCGTAATGGCATCAACCATGAAGTGCTCTAACAGAATTGTCCGAGCGTCTTCAGCAGATAAAGTAACGACATACGCCCGCTTAAAATTGTCGCCATATTTATAAATCAGTTCGTACATCACACTTCCTTTCGTTTGATGTTGCCGCATACTTCACATTGTAAATGATATTTCTTACCAACGTTCGCACCATACTCGTTTTGAAGTTGGATAGTTTGAATAATTTTCCACTTGTGGCTATGCCCGTACCATAGTATTTGTAGGAGTTTAATCATTTGTTTTCCGTATCCTGAATGTAACGTTTAACAGCAGCATCAGCGTGAGAATGGTGTTTTAGTTTGGCAGCTATGTAGGCATTTTTAGCATCTTCCAAAGTCAAAAATGTACCTAGATGTATTCGATTCCCGTTGCAACCGATTCTTGCGAACCATTTACCATGTCTTTCTCCTACTCCTGCGCAACCATGTTTGTTATCTTTTCTTAAACCGGCATTTTGTGTATTCTGCAGGTTGCAGGACTCCCGTAAATTTTCGATTCTGTTATCTCCTCTGTCCCTGTTAATATGGTCTATTTGTTCAGGCAGACTAAATTTATGCATGTACCAAATAATTCGGTGTACAAAAACAAATTTCCCGCTTAATTTTACTTGGAGGTATCCGTGAGTATCCTTGCACCCCACTAAGGCCCCTTTTCTGGCACGAGGCCCATAGTTTTCTGCCCAAATTAGATCACCTGACGCCAAGTAGATAAATCTACCTATATTTTCTTTGATAAGCTCTGCGTGTTTGTGGGGAGTTTTCATTTGTATTTCCCCTTGTACTCGTTCTCAATATAAAGGGCACCAGCAACACTGGTAACCATACCCAAGCCCGGAAAGAACGACAATCCTATGATCCCCGGCATAAGTCCTGCACTGTTGCTGAAAACAAAGCCCGGAGTCTTCTTGCAAAGTTCGTCCCAGCGTCCGAAGCAGAACACAGCGATGCCAACTTGCAATGCCCACAGAATAGTTAAGATCATTTAACACCCACTTTCGATAAACGTTAGTTTTGAGAAAGGCTGGCGCGTTAGTCGCCATGCCCCTTCCATTTCCCCGGAAACAACTCTGCAAGAGCCATCCCAGCAGGAATGCAACAGATAATAGACATAATAATTCCCCACACACTATAATCCCAGAAGAGGAAATAGCTTGCTGTCAAGGAGCCAATCACAATGAGAATGTGCAAGGCTTTGACGAGGACAGTGCGAAGCTTTGATGAAAGCTTGTCTGATTGGCGACGATTTGCAGTCACGTTGTTCCTGCCTTTCTCATGGTCATTCGAATTTGGCATGTTAGTTTTCTTCCTTGTAGAAACCCCATTCCATCATCTCGAACGCGGCCTCTCTGCAAACTTCCTCTTGCTCATCTTCTGACATTTCTTCCCACACTTCACGTTCGATCTGGAAGCTGTCCTTGCACTCACTTCCAACTTTTCGAGTGCTGATATAAAACTGGATGGTAATCATTTCGTCCATAAATCCTCCTTTGGTGTTTAACATTGTTACGCGATGAAGCTAGTATGCTACAACAAGTTTATGGCGTCAAGCAGTTTTTGAAGAAGATGTGAAAAAGCCCTCCGAAGAGGGCCATTGTGTTACACTGTTACTTAGTCGTCCAGTTCTGCCAGCTTTGCACGAATCTCATCTGGAGTCATGTTTTCAAGCTGCTTATCTTCCTGATTAGCCAGAGCCAGCACACAGCCATAAACGTATCAGGGTGAACATCTACAGCGTGCCAGCCAACACTCATAGCAATTCCTGCGACTTCTGCTAGATGATCCGCATAAGGTTGTCCTGTGTACTTCCTCTTCTGATCTTTGTGAATTTCTCTGGCAAAGATCATTGCATCTAGTGCTAAGCTCATTTTAAATCCTCCCCATTTCCAGATGCAATTATTGTAAAAGAGTCTTTACAAGCAATGTGATACCAATCAAAATTAATATACATGTCATAATTTTCAAGAACATGTTGCTCTGCCTCTTCGACGGTTTCAAAGAATCCTTTGAAGTCCTCGATCCCACCAGCAGGATAAAATCTGTTGCCCCCAAAGAGCGCATAACTGCTCATTTGGCCCCCTCACTAACCTTATTCCGCCGCTCAATTTCCCTGTTAAACTCGTTGTCATAATCTCCAAATTCCATTTCATGACAATTCTCCACGTGAAGCTCGTCCATTGTCATCGTAGCAGGGTTGAGCACTTCAGGTTTGAAGAAATTTATAATTTTGTTAAGAAACATAATAACCTCCTCTGTTTGTATGAATCTATAATAAGCTTAAGAGTTTTATGAGTCAAGCTAATTTTTAAATTTGTTCTCGCGTGTAGAAGAAATTTATTGCTCCGTGCACTCCAATAGCATTCTCAATGGCTTTCATGAGGGCATCGACGTTATTGTGTGGGTGAGATTCCAAGCCATCAATCATTGTTGTAGCATTGTACGGAAGTGGCACTGTTGCCAGTACAACACGGGCTACGTTGATGTTTCCAACGTTTCCGTTCAATACCACTTGAATTGCCATGAAAGCTCCCTTGCACATTTTTAGATTAGATGCAAGGGAGGGTATAGAGAAGTTGAGGAAATGTCAATGGTTATTTGGGTGCTTCGTGCCTGATTGCGTCAGTCAGTAAATCCTCTGCTGCCGTGCTTGCACCGACCGAACCCTTGAGCGCGCGGATTGCCCCACCAATTCCCGGAACATCCGTCGTGTACTGGCGGATATGGTCGTAGAAGCTATCTGCGATTACAGCAGCATCTTCCAGTGCTTGATCGCGGACAGTGCTTGCACCAGTGGGCGTGGCATTCGCCCCACCAGTAGTTGCAGGAGGGGTGGCGTAGAGTGGCATGGTTGCTTGAAGATGCTCAACTGGTGAAAACATCCAGCCTTTACCAAAAAGTGGCTTGCCTTTCTTATCGGGCGCGCAATACGCCACAGGCTCGACTTCCGCCTTATTGGCGAAACAGTCTGGAACAGACGATCCCTGACGGGATGCGCGGAAATATTCGCGCCAGTCTGCAATCTCAGCCTCCATGCGAGCCATCTTGCTAAAGTCGGGCGTCTCGAAAGCTGAATGTCGTTCAGTCCACGGCGCTACGGGCAGTTCGCCTTCTTCTGTCGCCTTATTGGCGATAGCTTCTAAAACCTGATATAGCGCATCTCGATGTCCCTCACGATAACCTTGCCGTTGACCGTCTGTAGCGCAGTCGAACAAGCAAGGAATATTGGTTATAGTTTCTTGTAGATAATTTTTCATATCACTCCCCTTTGTCATCAAAATAAAAATTAATAATTTCTTTCAAAGCATCAGCTTTACGTTGCTGGCTGTGTGCGAATACAGAACGTCCAAGCTTGCTGTTGTGTGTTGCTGCTGATTCTAGTGTTTGTAGGATTTCTTGTAGGGCAGCTAGGTGTTGTGGGGTCATTTGGAAAGCCTTTTAAGAACATTTTCATATTTTTCAAAAGATGCTGTTGGCAGAGGTACAGAAAAGGTTTGGCACAATTCCGAGACGTGGGCTTGTGCTTCACGTAAAGAGTTTACCAGTTCTTCTATTCGTGAATCGGCTTGCATAGCCAATTCTGCCGCAGCGTGTCGGGCGTCTCGGTGGCCTTCTTTGTAGAGCACTCGGTCGTGAGTGTTTTCAAAGCTGAAGTCAGGGCGCTTCTCAGCAATGTTCATGATATCGTTGTGTAGGTTCATCACACTTTCTCCCAATTGATAAATGGTAGGCTGACATCTTCTTTGTCTGCTACAAGACTTTGAATCAACATTTTGATAAGGTCTTCCGTAAATCCTACGTCTGCAATCATCAGGTCAAGGTCTTTGATAATACCAACAAGTTCTCCGTATCCGAGATACGACAGGCTTTGCACCAAATCACCCTTCTCCATCGTCATAGTCATTTCAAGCATGGTTTCCTCCTTGTTGTTTGATGTACCTATCATCACATAAGAATCTTAAGTTCACAAGCGCGGAGTTAGAACTTTCCTTCTAATCTTTCTACATAGTATCAGTATAAGAATTGACTTAAGGAAACGTCGATTGTATAATACTAAGTAAGGGTAGAGCAATTCTACCTTGCAAGTCTGCTGTACCAAACTCCCAACAACACAATTTAAAGGAATTACTATGTCGCGTTCATTCGACTATCGCGCAGCTTCGCTCGTTGCTGTCGCAGACCACTTCAACACTGTCCAACCTCAGGCGTTCACTAAGCTTATCACGTACTACAGCGGGAAGCAAGACACAGAGATGCTTGTAAAGCTCCAGCAGGCCCGCAAGCTGTCCAAGATCATCAAGTTGCACTCGGAGTACGTTGCGGAGTTCGGCGTTGCTCCTGAGGGGATTTGATGGACTACCTGAGGATTTACAACGAACTGATTGAGCATCGTAAGATGATGCCGAAACTGGAAGGTGTGTACTACGAGAGGCACCACATTAAGCCTAGGTGCATGGGTGGAGGGGATGAAGAAGAGAATTTAGTGTACTTGACGGCAGAGGATCACTTTATAGCACATTTGTTGCTTGCGAAAGCTTACGGAGGAATCCACTGGAAAGGTGCTTGGGCAATGATGGCAATGTCGAAGGGGAGAAGGACTGTCAGAAATCGAAGAATGTTCGGTGTTGTCAGGAGAGAGTATAACGAAAGTAAATACGACCAAACTGTATATGAATTTGCTGACATAAACACAGGAGAGTCTTTTGAAATGACCCGAAGGGAGTTTGCCGCCAGAGTAGGAATACCTGAGAGTAATATCAATGTTCTCACAAATGGAGTAACTCTGAGGTGTGAAAATTACTGCTTAAAAGAAAACCTCAGTGCTCAGAGAGCATGTTTTAAAAAGCATGTTTTCAGAAATATCGTAACCGGCGAGAAGGTAGAACGGACTCCTGCCGAAATGACAGCAGAGTTTGGCCTTAGGACTTCCAGCCTTAGCAACATGATAGCAGGTAAAGCAGTCTACAGCAAGGGGTTTTGTCTAGACTCTGTACCTGCATCTGATCCCAGATTAAAAGGTTTTATGAGGATAGTGTCTGTTGAAAATGACGTAACTGGTGAAGTGGTTACGGGGTCTGCACAAGAGGTCAGCAAAATAACAGGTGTAAATGTCAACTGCCTTTACAAAATTATGAACGGGCATAAGGAGAAATCAAAAGGTTATAAGAGGGACGCTTCGTTCATAATCGTCCCTCGACCACCCCGACTCAGAGGAAGTTCCCGCCTTTCAAAATCTTTGCCAGGGCCATCGCCAACTCCAGAGTAGCCTGATCTACAACTTCACGGGTGGCGTTGTGAGCGGCAGGTTCCATGAGAGTAGTGCTATCTTTCGTCGCAGCTTGAAGCTCTTCGTGATAACGCTTAAGTGCCGCAGCAGAGCGCTTGGTACGGACAGACTTTGCGGTGCGCTCGTACTTCCTGCGTTGACGCTCTTGTGGCTTCACGGTCGCACCTTCAGGATTCTCAGCAGAAGCTTGTTGCACTGGTTCCGGCGTTGGCTTTTTAGTTGCGTTGTCGTGCATCTGCTGGACTGCCGCTTCCAATTCAGACTTCGATCGGTAGTCCTGAGTGCTTTCCTGTTCGTCTTTCTTAACAGGTTTGGTGTTGTCCGAGGCGAGCACCAAATTAGCGTCGTTCAACTTGCGAGCCTTGCGTGGAGCCGGAGGCGCAATATTAGCTTTTGGGAGTCGGTGACGAACAACCACACTTTCGAGAGGGATGTTAGCACGTTCAGCGTAAGCTTGCACAACTTGTTTGGCAGCATCTTCTTCCATCGGCACAGCGGCCTGATAAAAATCCAGTCCGACAATTTTCTCTTCTCCCGAAACGATGCAAGAAATTTGACCATTGTGTTTCGAGCTTGCGTCGAACAAAACTGGCGCTCCCGAGACTGGCGAGATACGCACGATCAGTTGCTTGAGGTTGTTAGCTGCGGTGTTGGTCTGCTTGTTCATGATGTATTCCCTTTAAGTTTGTTTAGCGGTTGGCTATAAGTTAGTTGTTTCAGCTTCGACTTCAGGCTTGTTGTCGTTGCCGTGTCGATGAATGAACTATAGCAAACGTAAAAAGCGCTTGTCAACAAATATTTTTAAAAATTGTGCAGAAGGTATTGACTTATTCCGTGTAAGCGAAATCCTACTTTCTCATTTGCAACAGAAGCAACATTGTGTCTCAGGAGATTTTATGGCTCTCATAGGAAGCAAGACACACAAATTCTTCTGTTCAACTTTACTGACTTTGAAGCAATACCAAATGTGACTTCACCGATTTCACAATCTACACGTTGACTCACAGTTGACCCACTGTCACAGCTTGCACTATCTAGTAGATAGGCGTAGGCTCACTAGAACGGCCTACAAGCTGACAAACCATCTGCAAGGAGTCCTACAACCCTATACGAACAATCTCCCCTTGAACAATCCCTCATAGCGACTAATGTGTATTACATAGAGCGTGAAGAAACATCCCAGCCAAGAGTTCCCATCTAGCGCGGATAAGGGCATCTTTTGCCAGAACATTTTTTGAATAGCTGAAAGGAGGCTAGGGACATGCTCAATCTGATGCTTTTGAGCAAGATTGTGAAAGGTGCTTGGGAGGAATTGTGACGGCAGGCGGGAGTGAGGGAGTTGTAAGTGAAATTGTACAGACGAAGAAAAGGGCTTCAACATTTCTGCGAAGCCCTAGACAGACTTAAATTTTAAAGTGAGATGACCTAGCCAAGTTGTCTTTTTGGACTTACATTCCAGAAACTATTCAGCCAACCCTCAAGTAATGCTTTACAAAGCTCACTCCAATAGCAACACACAAAGACATGGCGATTGCCACTGCTAGGCTAAAAACAATTCGCTTCATTCAATTTCTTCTCCCTATTCAAGTTTATCGGCGTATGCCTTCGCCAATGCTAGCATACGTTGCCCAAAGAAAACAACCTTTTCAGCGTCGTAAAGACCATTATCATAACCCTTCTTAGCTTTGCCAAACTTACGTGCAGCACACTTGCGCCAGATGGCTTTGAAGGCGTTTCCTTCTGCGAAATCCATGCCGAGAGCTTCGATAACTTCTTGGCATTCAATCTCGCAAGGCTCAGCTTCTGGGTCGATGCGTTCAGTGATGGTAAGTTTGTAGTAGCTGACGGATGCGCCTGTGTATTCTTCTGGAGCCACATCTTGCGGTACTTGGTAGTCTTCCTCAAGCACCACAAAACGATTCATATCCCAAGAGTAGGCCGTACCGTCGATCACGAAATCACTACCGTGCTCAACACCTGTAGCAATGTAATTCACCCCCGCGACTAGGAAGCCATCTGCGTACAAGGCATCTTCGTCGTCCACACACTTTACCAGTTTTGGAAATCCCATATCTTCTCCTTGTAAATTAGAAACAACTCGCTTAGGATACAGCAAGGGTAAGATTCTTGTCAAGCGCTTTCTTAGCACGGCTGCACAACATCCTAGTAAAATTCTTGTTGACAGCGGTAAGAATACGTGGCATCATTGCTGCATAGTTCATTGACACAAGGAGGATGTATGGAGAAGCCACTGAAGCAAGGTGACGTGTGTGAAATCATCGACACGTACAACAAATTTGCGGAGTATCGAGGCATGGAATGCACTGTGTTGAGCATTGCACACTTTGATGAAGAGCAATACTACAACATTAGCTTGAAAGGTAGTGATGAGAGTTGGCTGATTGGGCGCTCTTGCCTGAAGCTGATTGAGCCACCTAAGAATGCTAGGGATGAGGAAGCGTTCCGCAGGTTTATGGACAAAATTCTTATGCCGATGCCTGTTGAGATGCTGGAGGAAGTGTGATGTTGACTTCAGTCATTACTAAGCAGCAACACGAACAAGCCCGACGAGAACTTGGCTGGCCGTTTAACACGAAAGGGCGATGATGGATTGCGTACAAATTAACATGAACAATCCCGCGCAAGTCGTTCTGACAAAATTTGGCGCGGAGTGCCTTAACAGGTACTATAGTGAATTTGATGCTTACCATGACTGGCGGGAAATTAAAGAGGGCAAAATTTACAAGGGCCAACTATGGGAATTGTTTCAAATTTTTGGAGAACGTTTTTACCATGGAATGTCCGAGGTGCCCTTCAAAGATAATGTGATTGAGTTCATTTGACCGGCCTCGTATTAGCCCTTCTTCTTGCGCAACAGCCTCCCGCTGAGGATTTCTGTACAAGGGCTGTTGTTTACTTGGAGAGCAGGGGAGAACCCTTGCGAGGTCAGAAAGCTGTTCGACAGACACTTAAGAATCGAGCACGGAAGAATGGCACAGACACATGCACGGAAGCTAAGCGCAAGGGGCAATTTAGCAGCGTCAAGAAGGGTATGAAGCTTAAAAATGTTAAGGTCAGTAGAAAGTTCTTGACTGATTACGAAAAACTCCGTATGATGAGTCCTGTTGTGCCAAGCTGTACAACTTATTTTCATGCTAAGTCTGTAGAGCCTAGCTGGGCAAAGAGTAAGAGACTTGTAGCTGTGGTGCACAACCATAAATTTTATTGCTAAGGAGAAGATGATGGGTGTTTCGTATTCCGCCATTGTAGGCATTGGTAAAGAGTTTGACGACAAGCACGATGCAGAAGCCTTCTTGGAAAAACACAATGTGTTGTCGGATGAAGATCGTGAACGTATCGAAGAAGACGGGCTGTCTGAGTGGCTGTACGACAACGAAAAAGTAGAAGGTAGGATGCTTGATTGTTACCGTGGCGATTATTTCTTTGTTGGTTATGAACTCAACTGTTCTAATCCCGAAGCATTCAAGGCAAGCTTCGACAACGGCATGGAACTTTGGAAAGAGTATTTCAAAGATGTTGAACCAGATATGATTAAAACTGTACGGGTGTCATGATGACTGAAGATCAAATTGCAGCACGTTGCCGAGTGCTTGAGGGAGAAATCACCGCAAACGAAGAAGAGAACTGGCACATGCAGAATGAATTGGATGATTTGTATCTGCAACTGGATGAAATGATGGGCAACGAATGAGCAAGCGAAAAATCTGTGAAGCTCCCGGAATCTGGGCAATCCTCCACATTCCCACAAACAAGTTTGTCTCTTTTGACACGAAATGTGGGTGGGGGACGAGGAGTGGCTGCAAGAGGGCTTGGCAAACACATACAGGAAAGAAGTTTGCTGAGCAAGAGGACTTCAAGGCTGTGCATCTTAGTGAAATGTTTTACAAACAACAGGGGGAAACGAAATGAACATCCAAGAATTCCAAGACAACCACTACGAATACGGTGAAGTGTATTCCGAAGACGACAGCGTTATTTTCGATTGCGTAGAACATGGTGACGATGTGGTGGAGCACAAGACTGTATCGCAAACGTCTGTCTATCACCTACGAGGCACTGACGAGTATTTTGAAGTTACTGAGACTCGTGACAATTCAGGATATTGGAGTGATGGTGAACGGTATGATCCAGAGTTTCGCAAAGTGCGTCCTGTGAAGAAAGTTGTTGAGATTACTGAGTGGCATTCAGCATGAGCCTCAACTATATCAACATTTTCCTCTACTTTCTGCTAGGCGCTCTAGTTTGGCCTTTGAGTTTCTGGCAGCTTGTTGCAGCGATTATTGTTGTGATTTTTATTGAAAAGAATGCTAGGGAGGAGAAGTGATGAGCATCTATGACAAAATCGACAAGATGACCAAAGAGCAAGCTCACGTTGTCGCTAAATATGCACAAGCGCGAGTGGATGCTTTGGACAAAGAGAAGAAAGACGCTATCAAAGCACTTGAGGTTGCTTTCCATGAACGAGCACCTATCCGGTTTTACGGGCAAGATTGTTACGTCGTTTGTGCGGCAGTGAACTTCGACGGTTGGAATCCTGTGCCGTCCCATGAATTTGAGCTTGACAACGGCTCGAAGATTGTTATTCGTTTGGATTGAGGGAAACTATGAAGAAAACTGTCCGTGTCACTATTGAAAAAGAGTACGAGATTGAGCTTACTCCTGAAGTTTTGACGCAGGAGTTTATTGACGAGTTTGAATCCTATATGTTTGAGCTTAGTGGAGAAGACTTGGAAGAGAAGCAAGAGTCTCTTTTCAAGTTTGCTGCTACACAAGCGGGCTACAACCCAAGTTTTATTGAGGGTCTTGGCAAGGCTGAGAATGAGTTGTATGGGCGACCAGCAAATGTGGTGTACAAGCAGATTGAAGAGTGGATTGATATGGAGGTAGTGTGAGACAAAGCTACCCAGAATACATCGCAGACCTCGATTCAGAAGGCTTGCACAACCTGATTGCACACTGTCAATCTAAGTTGAAACAGTTTGAAGAACTCAAGAAGAAAGAGTATCTAGTAGTTTCGGACGGCTGGATGAATATCGGATTCTTCAATCGAGAAGATTATGAGGGGGCTCTTGCTCTAGTCTACAAACAAGTTATGAACGGTGCTCTGAAGCACAATCGTGACATGGTTGAGATTAAAGTAGAGCGTTGGTATGAGCATGAAGTGGCCGATTGGTTTAAGGAGAACAAGTGAAGATTGCAGACATTAAAGTAGAATACATTGACCATTGCGGTAGTGACCTGAGTGTGGTACAAGCGGCGCGAGTGAGCTTTGATAAAGCAAGTGATTGGGATTACGACGAGGTTGCTGGCGAAGATGCTTTTGGTATCTACACTAAGATGATTGCTAAGTTGAAAGAAGGCGACAAGAAACTTATCAATTATCTTGCTAAGCACAAACACTACTCTCCTTTCAATCACACATTCATCACTGTTCGCGTCAAGGCTCCGCTCTACATCGCGCGCCAGCTTGTGAAGCACGAATACATGCCGTGGAATGAGGTGAGCCGCCGCTATGTTGACAGTGAACCTGAATTTGGCGAGATGAACTTCCGATGGGCTGCTGAAAATGTTAAGCAAGGCAGTGGTGGCGAAGTTGACGAGATGACTCAAGCATCTGCACACAACGTGTTCTTTAACGCTGTACAAGTGGCGCTAGATGCGTATAATAAGCTTCTTGAAATGGGGATTTGTGCGGAACAGGCGCGAGCAGTGCTTCCGACCGACATGCTGACAGAGTGGTACTGGAGCGGCACACTGAAGGCGTTTCACAAGATGTTGTCGTTGCGTCTTGACTCACACACGCAGAAAGAAGCTACCATTGTCGCACAACAAGTGAAAGAAATTGTAGAACAACACTTTCCAGTGAGCTTGGCAGCATTGCTGGAACATTCGTAAGAATTTTAACTAAGGAGCCAAAATGCCAACCATCGAAGAAGTGTTTCTGAACACTAAAACTATCCTCACCAAACAAGTTGAGGAAGCCGCACGCGAAGCTGTGGACAAGATTTACCTTGGCTATCTTCCGCACGTTGAGAATGACACTGCAAGCAATGTGTACTTCCAAACTGTAGAGTGGCTGACAGCCTTCTTCGATGGCACTCTGAATGATGAGCACGTAAAGTTTGACATCACTCGCCGGTTTAGTTCTGAGAAAGCTCGACAGTTGATTTACGAGGCCAACAAAGAGGAAATCCAAGCGGCAATTGGTAAGGACTTGCAGGATAAGATTGAGCGTCTGGAAGAGCAACTTAAACAGCAGTACGAATATTACAAATAGGAGCCAACATGTTCCCCGCCTACGCAACATTACTAACAATCCTCGGCTTGATTTTCCTGTACGTTGTGCGAGTGGATTTCGCATATCGAACAACTGTCAAGCGACAATCTCGAATTTATCTGGAGATGACTAAACGTGGCGGCTCTCAGAATAAGGAAGCTCTTGCGTGGGCCAATGAACAATATGCCAAGATTCCTAGTTACAATTGTTTGATGGTGGATTTGCGCAATTGGACGTATAATGATGTGTTTAAGGATTTTTAAGGGGGTTGAAATGATGTTCACAAAACTTGAAAAAGTTATTGCTACAGCCTGTATTACAAGCTTTCTGTTACTCGTGGGTGGCGCTCTGGGCATGTTCGTATTTGCTGAAGGGTTGTTGTTCATAGTTTTTGCTGTTGTATGGATGCTAGGTGTTGCTGGTTTGTGGTGCTTAATAATTGGGATTATGTGGGCAGTCTTGAAGTGTATTTGGAGGGAGAAATGATTAGCGTATTCAAGGATTTGCAGGAGTTTCTATATAAGAACCGGGATAATTACTTCTACGAAGATGAAGACGGAGCTATGTACTTTGATGAGGAGATTATGCAGGGGATGATTGCAGTGTATGCTGTCAATTTTGAAAAGCAGATTCATTGAGGGTAATTTATGGGATACTGGAAGGGAGAAAGTAAACAGATGATTAGTGAATACGTACCCAAGGAAACATTGAAAGAAATTGAGGGCTATCCTTTTGCAGATATTCCAGAGCGAGGTATTCGTAAAGAAACTTGCGAGCGGTACGGTGTAAAAGTTGCCAAATCCCAATCTGATGGTAAAACTATCGAAGCTATCTATTTCCCTTACTATGACCAAAAGGGGAAGCTGACCGCATATAAGCGGCAAGACCTTACGAAGCACAAAACCGAAAAAGGCCATTGGTCGGTTGTGGGAAGCCTTACGATTGGTAATAAGCTCTTTGGTCAGCAAGTTGCTGAAGGCATCCAGCGTAAGAAATCAAACTTGATTGTCAGTGAGGGCGAACACGATTGTTTGGCAGGCTTCCAAGCACTCAAAGATCAAGTCAAAGGTACTAAGTTTGAAGGTATGGAGCCTTTCATTGTAAGTATCTCGATGGGCACTGCTAACGCCACCGAGGCAATGCTACACAATGAAGGCTTTGTCCTAGGCCATGAACGTATCACTTTAGCGTTTGACAACGATGAGGCAACTCCCGCTGAGCGTGTCAAAAAGATTATGAAGGGCAAGGAGGCCACTGAAGCCGTTGCAGGGGCTTTTATTGGCGATAACATTTATACAGTCCCTTTTGACAACGGTTTGAAGGATTGCAGTGACTACCTTCAAGCAGGGAAGTCTAACGAGTTGGCAAAGCTACTTCAGTTTGGCACTAAGCGATTCGTTACTGAGAAGATTAGCTACGCATCTGATGTCACTTTTGAGGATTTGATCGCAAAGCGGGAAGTGGGGCTGATGTGTCCGAGCTTCCCAAAACTGATGGAAAAGATTCGAGGCTTTCGCAAGTCTGAACTTGTTCTGCTGACATCCGGGGTTGGTGTAGGTAAGAGCACTGTCACCGCCAGTTTTGCGGCAGACTTTATTAAAGCTGGCGAACGAGTTGGACTGATCTTTCTTGAGGAAACTCAGAAGGAAACCCTGCAACGGATGGTTGCACATCATCTGAAGGTCAACTTCAATCAGTTTAAGGAAGACCCTCTCGCTTGCGCGTCTGAGGAAGAAATCAAAGCTGCCTACGATTACATTGTTAGTGATGATAAGGCAGTGTTCTTGTCGCACTTTGGGCACATGAATATTGATGAGTTGATGCCCAAGATTAAGCACATGCACCTTGTCAGTAAGTGTGATCGCATCATCATTGACCACCTAACTTTGATTACGTCCGGTGGAGCGGGAGAATCTGACGAGCGCAAAGAGATTGACCGCGCTATGACCATGTTGGCTGCATTCTGTGCAAGTAACCCTGTAACAATCATAGCGATTTCACACATTAACCGAGGAGGGTTTGCTGATAACAAGCCACCTAAAGACGCTGATGAGAAGCCGTATTGGGTTAAAGTTGATAAGAGTCATATGCGGGGTAGTTCGGCTCTTGAGGCGCTCAGTTGGATTATTCTCGGCCTAGAGGGGCAAGTGATGCCTGATCGTAGTAGAGGCAACGCACGGCTTACGGTGCTTAAGAATCGTCCCTATGGAGTCTTGGGAGTCTGTGATGAATTCCGATTGAATCCCACAACTTGGGAAGTTGAGCTTGTAGATAGTGATGTTGCAGAGTTCTAACAACCCACAACAATTTTAAACACCACTTGACAAGCTCCACAAATCCACGTAAGATTGTCCCGTTGCTTCGATAAGGGGCCTGTCAAGTCACTAAGGAGGGAATATGAGCAAACTGAAAGCTATGAAGTTTAAGGTGGATTCGCCGGAACACTTCCTAATCCACGATTCAGAAGGTGAACGATTCGTCACCATGGGTTATTGGACTCAGCCAAAGACAGAAAAAGTGTATGAGCCATTGCCAGAGGAACCTGCACCATTCCCAACTCGCAAAGAACATCGCCGGGAACGAATGTTTGCTTTGCTCAAAGTTATGGAAGAACGCCTGTCAGACAATTTGACGATTGCCGACGAAATGATTTCTGAACTGGTTGATTTGAATAAGGAGATGGGACGATGAAACGCACTAGCATGCTTCAGCGGCAACTACGTACACAAGCCAATCTCATTACAGAGCATCACGAAATGATTTGCAATTGCAAGACAGACATTGCTTGGCTGAAGAAGCTTTCAGAAATTCCTAGCACGAAAGCTCGTGTTGATGCTCTGTACAATTCTGTGCGGAAGATTAACAAGGCTCTGGATAAGCTCGTTGAATTGCAGAAATTCACTAAGCAGCAATTACAGCAGGCCTATGACGACGAACACAGCATGCGTTGGTTCAAGTATGCTCCAAAGTTTATGGCAGAAGCGCCTGTGGTTGAGATGGGAAGTTATTCTATTAATATTGGAGATTAATTATGGCAGTAGCTCTGTTCGCGTTCTTTGCGTGTATTGGTTTGAATGCCCCTTTCTGGGTATTTATTGTAGGCTTCCTATGCCTAGTGGTGGATAGCCATCAGCGGAGGCTGTGATGAGCATTAAGGAGGGATTTCTTGCATTCCTGTTGCTTCTGTGGGCATCCCCTTGGCTGCTGCTGATTGTTGATGGCGTAGCGTTGTTCCTTACAGGGGGTGCGCTGACGAGTGTGCCTTGGACTAATGTGAGGGTTGCTGTTGCGCTGGCTACTCCAGTGATTGTTGGGTTTGTCGCAGCAGGGGTTGGTGGTTGAATTGATATAGGAGAAATGAATGGGAACACAAGTAATTGGTTGGCTTGGGGATGTGGAAACTGATAATCTTTATTTGCAATGCACGAAGACTTGGTATCTCCGTCTGACCAGTATTGACGGTTCCCGTACCACTAAGATTTACCCTTTCCGTATGAAGGCAGAAGAAGTCAAAGCGGAATTAATGGAGTGGGTTAACAGTTTCCCTGACGATGCTCTTGTTGTTTTCCACAACGGGCTTGGATTTGACTTTTGGACGTGGTGGAAACTCTACGATGTCAAGCCGCGAGTTGGAAAAAAGAGTAAAGACTGGATCGAGGATAAGCCTGTTCAGTTCGTGGATACTTACGTGCTGTCAATGTTTCTTTCGCCAGACTCCCCACAACATAGCCTAGAATATCTGTCAACGGGTAGTGAAGATGAGAAGATGGATTTCCGTGCCAAGTTAATTGAAGCAGGAGCACTGACTAAGGACGCACCAAAAGGGGCTGAGTTCAAGCAATACCATCCTTTGATGGATGAATACTGCGATGATGACGTTAAGGCTCTGGCAGGCGTGTTTAAGCGTCTGTGGGCGAAGGCTGTTGACTTATACGGTAACGGGTGGATTCATGCCAGCTTCCGTCAGATGCAGAAAGACTATTGGCTGTATTCGGCGCAGGCTTACAGCGGGAGTCCTTTCCACAAAGAACGTGCAATTGCGCTGACAGAGAAGATTGAAATTGAGATGGCGAAGCTTAAGGCGGAAGTCGATCCTGCCTTGCCTCCGCGCCCATTGAAGACTGCTGAGAAGGCTTTCTACAAGATGCCTAGCAAGCCGTTTTCCAAGTCAGGCGAACGTTCTGCTGCACTGATTAAATGGCTTGAGAAGCACAATGCCACGATGGGGGACGACAACATTATCCATGCTTACGGCCTGCAACAGAAGCTTGTAGCTAATGATATTCTAGACATCAAGCTTCCAATGGAAATTGATGATAACGCTGAGATTAAACAGTATTTTCTTGATGCAGGTTGGAAGCCTACCTTGTGGAATCTAAAGAAGGGTCCAGATAACAAGCCCGTTAAGGATGGCCGTGGGCAAGTTATTCGTACCACTCCGAAGATTCAAGAAGCTGGTCAATTGTGCCCTAACCTCATGCAATTGAATGATGAGATTCCTGCAAAGGTGGTCAAGTTTCTGTCATACCGAAATCGTCTAGGCGTGGTGAGTGGGTGGCTTAAGAACTGGCGACTAGACTTCGATGGTCGTCTAAGTAGTGAGATTAGCGGTTACACACCAACTTTCAGGGTTAAACATAAGACCGTTGTGAATTGTCCGAAGGCTGACCCTAAAGTGTTGTTAGGTTATGAGATGCGGGATTTGTTCGTGTGTCCTGAAGGCTATTGGTACGTAGGAACAGACGCGGCTGCGCTGGAGAATAGGACGCTTGCAGCCTATACTTTTAAGCACGATGACGGAGCTTTCGCACGACTGGTTCTTGAGGGCGACAGTCATACGTTTAATGCATTTGCATTCTTCCCAGAAATTGAGAAGAAATTTGACATGAACGAGGAAGGGCTGAAAGATAAGACTGAGTTTAAGCCTTACCGTAATCGTGCGAAAACCGGGGCTTATCTACTGGCTTATGGTGGCGGCATTCCTAAGCTTGCTAGTAGCTTGAATCTTACTATGCCAGCAGCCACTATTGCATATAACAACTATTGGACTAAGAACGCTGGCTTGGGTATGTTAAAAGACAAGGCTGAAGCCTATTATAATGGTTCGGGTAAGAAGAAATACCTTCCGGCGTGGGACGGGCGAATCTTGAATATCCGTAGCAAGAACAAGATTATCAATTGTCTTGGTCAGTCTCTCGGGGCAATTTGTATGTCTATTGCAGCTTGTTTGATGGATGCAAAACTAGGTGAAATGTATATTGATAGTTTAGGACGACCATTCTACAAATACAAGGGGAAAGTCACTTGGCGTTCTAATTTGACGCACGATGAGTACAGTTGGCTTACAGAAGATGGCATTCAGGAGGATATCCGTACTATGTCTGTTGGTTGCATCATTGAGGCTGGTAAGTATCTTAAGTTGCCGATTGAGCTTGATGGCGAGGGCAAAGCTGCGTATAATGGCTCGTGGAAAGAAGTTCACTAATTCACTAAGGAGAAACCATGAAAGACTTTACCCTGGAACACCACATCGGAAAATTCGCACTAGACTTCTCCGACTACTTCGATCTATTCACCATCCACAACGGCGGCACTCCCGAGCAACGAGAAGCTGCCCGCAAGAAGCACGAGGCGTCGATGAGTGTTATCCATGAGTACATTGAAAAGAACTATCGGAGGATTTGATGAAAGCTGAAACAGACTATGCGTGGACGGGAGAGCGATTTCAACGTATCCCTAGGAATTTTGAAATGGAGGAATGATGAGTAAAATACAAGATGCTTTCCCAGCAATTGGGCGACAACTGTTTGAGCACGAAAAGGAGCATGTTGCGAAATTCAACAGCAAATACAGTGAGCAACTTGCAACTTGGACTCAAGCACCTTACAATCCTCCGGGAATTAAGGGAACCCTGAAAACCCGCCACATCGTCCCTCAGTGGCTCTACGAGAACGTTGGCGACATTGTCCAACGTGTCCACGATTTTGAAGCTTTCATGCACAAGAATACTTGGGTGGCGAATGATTTACAGGTCAATTGCAGCGCTGACTTGTTTGAGTCTATTAAGAACGACGATATGTTTAAGCTTTCTTATCAGTGGTACACTAACAATCCTGAAGGTGTGGCTATCGAGAGTGGTGAACAGTGGCTCAAGAAGAAGCGCTGGGTTAGGATTTCTAGAACTTTGTTTGTTGTGGAGGAATGATGAAAGATTTTGAAAAGGCACAAACTAGTTTTCTGAAAGCACAAGAAGCTAAACGGAAAGCAGATGAAAAGTTTTCCAAAGCGAAAGCTGAGCGTGACGCAATCTGCCCACATTTAGATTTGATCCAGCGGGAATACTATTTCAGCGGCAGTTACAACGACACTGCCTACACTGAGTATTGGAACGAGTGCGCTGTGTGTGGGAAATGTAGTGAGCGAACTCATGAGCAACATTCCTACTACGGCTAGAAGGAAACCTTCTAAACAACTCCTCGCCACAACACACGAAGCCGACGAGGAAACTTATCAGAAGCTCGCACAGGCGTGTCTGAGGGCTTGCATGCTAAGGGAGAAGGATATTTGGTATCGCTTGCCATATTTCTGCAAACTAGCTGAAGATTTCCCGAAAGGCATCATCGTGGCGAAGGATGGATTGTGTGATGTGTACAAAGCCAAAACTGTTAAGCTGTGCGACTGGTTGCATTCTAAAGGATTCTTACCAGAGGGCCATCGAGGAATCATGCTCAGTATGCGTGAGCTTGCCTACCGTGAAGCTGCTGTAACAAAATTGCTTAAGAATGTTGTTGACTCAGAAGACAAAAATCTGTATAATAGCAACCTTGAAATGAAGGAGGAAGAAGATGGCACAGCTTAAACTGTACGTGACGATGGAAGTTTCCCCAGATTTCTTTGAGGACGACCAGTACAAAGATAACAAAGAGTACATTGGCGATGAGCTTCAAACTCTTGCTGAAGCGTTCGATGGTGATCTGACGGACTTGGAGATTAAATGAGTATGCGTAAAGAGGCGCGATACGAAGCTGCTGCGATGGAGCTTGAACAAGAACTGTCAGAAGGCTTCATCACTCAAAAGCAATACAACCAGTACATGCGAGAGCTTGAAGAGGACTTCATCGAGTTATTTGAAGGCTGGGACGGATGAATGACTTCCAATATGTTCTAATGAACATCCGAATAGGTTTTCTACTTCTTAAAGGAGATATCGAACATTGGCTAACAAAGAATATTCTGAATCATTTCGACACCAACGTGAAGTGATGTTACGTGGCACTCCAGTAATTGCAGAGTTCTATTTCTATAAGGGGCACCCTGCAACAGAAGACGAACCGGAAGCTTACGATGAGATTGAGCTTGACAAAGTGCTTGTAGATGAAATTGATGTGATTCATCTCATGAGTGCGTCTGCTGTGAGCGAGCTTGAAGCTGAGCTTTATAAGATTTATGATGAACGTGATAAGGAGGATTGATGAAAGAAGAATCTAGTATTACTAAGCTGATTGGACAACTGCTAATTGCTGTCGGCACCACAGTGTGGCGTGGTTACGTTCTAAGTGTGATGTGGGCATGGTTTATCGTAGCAACGTTCGGTATGCCTGCAATCACTGTGCCAGTTGCTGTTGGTATCATGTACGGGGTGATGCTATTCAAGCACATGCCATCCAAGATTGAGACTGATAATCGACAAGAGTATAGTACGCTGCTTGTATTTGATGTCATTGCTCCGGCTGTCGTGCTGCTCTTCGGCTGGATTGCAAAGGCGTTCATGTGATGATCCCAACACTAATAGTAATCTACCTGCTGTCTGCTGTAATTCTTCTATACGGTCTTTATCAGAATGTGGGCAAGCTTGAGATACACCCTCCGTTCTCCGAATGTATTTGGCACGCTGCGATTGTGCTCACTCCTGTTGCCAACACTTCTGTTGTGTTGCTTCTGGCAGTATGGAAGGTGCACGATTGGTGGGAGCGGAGGAAGCTTAGGTAAGTGTTCTACTGTTGCACATGCAGGCTCGTGTGTAAATAAGGAGGAAGCCGCCAAATGGCATTCCACAAGTGTAATTAAATGAAAAGGAAATAAATAATGGCTGATAAAAAGCAAAACTTTGGTGTTGTTGAAGGTATGTTCGTGTTCGCAAAAGTGGCTGAGCCAAGTCTGAAATATCAATCGAAAGACACTGAGTACACTATCAGTGTTATTGTTGACGAAGACGCAGCAGATGCATGGGATGAGCAATTCAAGAAGCAACCTGCTAAGAAGATTAAGGCAAGTGACTTCGAGGGTAAGTACAAGGTTGCTCTCCCAGATAACCTCAAGGGTGAGAAAAATGTCTACGAGATTAAGCTGAAGAAAGACGCTACGAAAGACGGTGAGCCGTTTTACCCAGAGCATCGTCCAAAAGTCTTTGTTGATTATGACAATGGTGATCGTGTGGACATTACGGAGAGTCGCCTGATTGCGAATGGAAGTGTTGGTAAAGTTTCTTATCGAATTTCCACCAATGACTTCGGCACTTTCGCCAAGCTGAATAATGTTCTTATGACTGAAGAAGGTTTTAAAGAATATGTTTCGCAAGGCGGTGCTGCGGGTAGTGAGTTTGGCGACAAGCCTGTTAAGAAAGAAGAGGCTCGTAAAGAGGCCACTCAAGCCCGTGCTTCTAAGGCTAAGAAAGAAGAGTCTGAAGAGCAAGAGGAATACGACGCTGATTCGGCTCCGTTTTAAGTTTGGCTGAGTAAGACAACCTGCCCTGTTCTTCCTGCGGGGAGTGCAGGGCATTTTCATAAGGATGGCTATGAAAACACAGCCTGATAAGAAGAATAAGCTCGGAGAATGGACTCAACGAGGGTACGTAGGTAAAAAATACGTTTGGACAGTGAGTGGGGTTCTTTGGAATAATATCAAAGAGCGCTGTAATCCGAATGGGGCAACTCAGATGCGCGAGCCAACTTACCGAGGGAGTGAGAACAAGTTTCAAGGATACCAAGAATTCGTGGAATGGAACAGATCACAAAAAGGCTATGCACTAGGATACCAACTGGATGCTGACATTTTACTAAGCGGCAACAAAATCTATTCACCAGAAACTTGTATTTTAATTCCTGCACCTTTAAATAAATTCCTCCAGAGCTGTGGTGCGAAGCGAGGAGAATACCCACAAGGCAGTTACGAATGGAAAGGTAAGTTGTGGGTTCGTATTTGTGATACCGTGCTAGCTAAGCTCGAAGTCACAAGAGAGAATATTGAGATTGGTCGCAACCTTTATAAAGCTGCAAAAGAAGCTCGTGCAAGAGAGTGGGCAGTTCGACTTCAAACTGAAGACTTTGATGTTGATACGCGAGTTATAGATTATCTGAACAAGTACGAACATATTTGTGATTGGAGGGGTAATGACCGTTTTAGTCTTTGATTTCGATTACTTGAAATACCAGATTGGATCAGCATGTGAAAAGCGTTCTGTCGAGGTCATACACAAACCCACTGGCAGGGCTAAGAATTTTGATAATCGCACGATGTTCTACGGACACTGGAAAGCTAAATCTGGCGGGTGGCTTGCTGAAACAAATCTGTCGCGTATGCAGGAAGGCAAAACCCCCTTCTCTCTTGATGAGTTCGAGATTGTGGACAAGCAAGTGGCTGAACCTATTGAGTTTGCACTTTCGTCTGTCAAGAATCACATTAAGAATGTTGTTGACGCTCTTGACGCCACTTCTTATTATGGCTACATTGGAAAGGGAGATAGCTGGAGAGTTGAGGCTTCCACTATTGTTAAATATAAAGGTTCGAGGGCTTCCCTTTTGAAGCCTTTACACTTGGAAGAAATTGAAAAGTACATTATTACTAGCCACAAAGGTAAGATAATTCGCGGGTTAGAAACAGACGATCAAGTAGTAATTGATTGCACAGAAGACCCTAGTAAAATTCTTGTAGGTATTGAAAAGGACTATTTTGGTTGTAATCTTAACTACTATATTCACGGGCAGATGCAAGAGCCTCAACAAATCTCGGGATTCGGTAAGCTCTACTTGAACGACAAGGGTGCTGTGAAGGGTGATGGGTATCTCTGGTGGCTCCACCAAGTTTGTAGCGGGGACGATAGTGACGAATATTGGGCCAACTCGGCATGTCCTGAAAAGAAATGGGGAGAGAAGAGTAGCTACAAGGCGCTGGTCAATTGCAAGAATGAGAAAGAGGCTTGGGGTGCAGCCATTGCAGTTTATAAGAAACTCTATCCAGAGCCGCGAGTTATTACGGGTTGGCGGGGTAACCAGTTTGAGGTGGACTGGAAGTACGTCATGAACGAAAACTGCGTAATGAGTCGGATGATGACTAGCGAGGATTATAAATTTAATCTTGACGAAGAACTTGATAAATATGGAGTGACATATGAATAACGAACCGAACGTAACAGAACTACCAATGCTCGTTAAGAATTTGCGAGAGAACATTTTGGCTCATTGCGAGTTTGCAGTGTTGAATGCACGAATCTGGCGAGCACGTTACGAAGAGCTTGTTGAGCAAGGATTCTCGGAAGATCAAGCGTTGGTGCTTTGCACTAAGTATGGTTAAGAAGTCTAAACCTGCCAAGAAGCCTGTTAACTTCTACGTATGGTTGCGCTCAGGACTGCGCTCACTGTCCCGTAAGTGGCCTGCTGTTTACGAAGCTCTGGCTGCTGCTAAAGTTCCATACAAAGGCGACAACAAGCGCCGACAGTGGAGCTACAAGTGCAACATGTGCCAGCAGCTTTTTGAGAGTAAGATGGTGGCTGTTGACCACAAGATTCCTGCTGGAAGTATGACTTGCAAGGAAGATGTAGGAGATTTCGTAGAGAGGCTGTTCTGCCAACCTTCAGGGCTTCAAGTGCTGTGTCATGAGTGCCATGATTGTAAAACCCGGATGGACAAGACAGGCTGTACTTTTGACCAAGCTAAATTTGAGAAAGAAGTGATTGCAATCTGCAAGCAGCCTGTTAGCATTGTTAAGCAGTTTTGCTACGACTACGGGTACGCAGATGCTCAGCTAACAAATAGCGATAAGCGACGTAAGATTGTCGAGAAGATTCTTAAAGAACGCTCAAAATAACTCTTGCACTGCGTAACAATCTGATGTACAATGATGTCTTGTTATGAATTTTAAGGAGAAGAGAATGTTTGTACGAGTTGATAAGCATGAGGTAGAGATTGATGGTTTCTCATATATTGCCACTGACGGTGCCGAAGAAAAGGTTGTGCTGGGTGAGTGTGGCACTGCTGGCCCTAGTGTAATAGTCAAGTTAGGTGATGGTCTTGGCGGCTACGATGAGAGCTATTTGACGGTTGCAGACATTCCTCTCCTCATAAAAGCCCTGCAAGCAGCTTACGACCACATTCAGAAAGGTAAATAATGGAAAGCTTTAACTTTTACCTGCGAGGTTTCAGCACTCGTTATCAAGCAATCCCTAACGAGCAATGCTATGACATCTTTGCAGGGAGTGAGAAAGTGACTTTCTTTGAAGCTGGAGAGCTTCGTAGTCTGATTGATCGTCAGGTTATTGTGAAAGCGTATGAGGAGGTTGTGCAATGAAGCTGCCAGATGTTTTTCAGATGCGTGTAGATCACGCGCCCGGTTTCACGCACGTTGTGAAGCGCCTTGAGTCGGGCCGCTTCAAAGTCAAGTGGGCGCGAGGTTGGAGCGAAGTGACAGATATTGAATGGTCAATTTGCGACGAGGAAGAAGCAGCAGATTTTGTTGTCAGTGGAGGTTGGATTGTTGTAGACGAAAACAAGAAAGCCAAACCAAAATTCCCTGATAATTTCACTGTTGAATCTGGCAGCATTAAGTGGGCAATGCGGAAGAACGGCAGTGTTTGGTATGCGTATCGGATTGGTACAAATGTGCCATGTAATAAAAAAGCTTACACTATGGAAGATATTGAAGGGCATGTTGCGAAACGTCTGTGGAGGAGTATTGTAGAAGAGGCAAAGCAGGAATATACACTGCCGGATGAGGTTCCTCAGTTGCCTTCGGTGTTTTATTTCATTGTTGACGAAGAAGGTGAAGAATTTAAAGCTGTAGAATGCGAAGGTGGATTCCACATTACTTGGGATTTTACTCAGGGAGGTTACGAGGGGATTGATTACGCTGCTGTAGCTGTGGAGAAATTTATCAGAAACAAGGATTGGAAAATCATCAACAAGCAACCTCTCACAGCAGAACAACTCCGATCCAACGCAGAAGCCCGCGAGCAGATCGCTTCGTTGCTGCACAACATCAAACTCCGCAAACAAGATGTTGAGCATGCAGAAATCCTGATGAAGAATTACCAAGAACGTATCGACCAACTTAAAAGCAAGCTCGTGGAGGAATAATGCCTAACAGTAAACCTGCAACAGATTTAGAGTATTTCGACCGCATTATGGTTGCTGTCGAGAAGATTGCCAATTTGCTTGAGCTAGTGCTAGTAAGGCAGCAGGCGGCAGCTAAGGATAATGCTGTGAAGGAGAGTTTGAACGGGGCGCTCTCTATTGTCAAGAAGTGGGACGAGCAAGGGGCTGCACCTGTTGTTACGCCAACTACTGTGATTATTACTGAGGGGACTAAATGATTGTAAAAGATTGGCGCGTCGAAGCGGTTAAACTTGCAAACACTGGCGTTATGAGCCGGAGGGAGATTGCAGAATTTCTCGGTGTGGCTCGTAGCACTTGTCTGGATTATCTGAGGGCTTATTATAAGGCAATGTCAGATGTCGAAGATGGGATTGTCGCAGAGCTTAATGAAGTGGAGGTTGTGAAGCCTCTGCATGATAATAGCCGGATTCTGTTTATTTCGGACATGCACATTCCTTATCATCATCCGAACACTATTCCGTTCTTGAAGAGTTTGAAAGAGCGTTACCAACCCACTCGAATCATCTGTCTGGGCGATGAACTTGACAAGCACGCTCTGTCGTTCCATGACAGTGACCCCGATTTGATGAGTGCTGGGGACGAACTTGCAGCAAGCCTTCCAGTGATTGCGGAGCTTGAGGCATTGTTCCCTGAGATGGATATTATTGATTCTAACCACGGCTCGATGGTTTATCGCAAAGCAAAGCATCATGGTCTGCCACGTCGATATATTCGCAGCTATAATGAAGTGTTGGGAGTTGGTGAAGGGTGGAAGTGGCACAACGAACTTACTATCACTCTGCCAGATGGTCAGCGAGTTTATATCCACCACGGCAAGAGCAGTGACGCTATCAAGACCAGTCAAGCAATGTCGATGAGTCATGTGTGCGGACACTTCCATGAAAGCTTTGGGGTCAAGTATTGGGCTAACCCGAATGGATTGTTCTGGGCGATGAATGGTGGGTGTTTGATTGATGATAAGAATTATGCGTTCGCATACAATAACACAAATCTTAAGCGGCCTATCATTGGGACTTGTTTGATTATCGACGGTGTTCCAATCTTGGAGGCTATGAGCCTGTGAACATCACGGACATCGCAGGCTTCTTTTGCCTGATTATGTTGTTAGTTAAATTGGTAGAAAATCGGAAGGAATAATAATATGGGTATTAAAAAAGAAATCAATAGCGCAGTTAAAGTTTGCCATGATGCCTCTTTCAATGCGGGTTGGTGGGCGAATAAGAATGGTGACACTCGCGACAACCCGATGTGCTTCTCGCAAAAGCTGATGTTGATTGTTTCAGAGGTTGCAGAGGCGATGGAAGGTGATCGCAAGAATCTTAAAGATGACAAGCTGCCACATCGTGATATGCGTGAAGTTGAGCTTGCTGATGCACTGATTCGTATCTGCGATTTGGCAGGGGCTTATGGGATGGATTTGGGAGGTGCAGTGGAAGAGAAGCTTGCTTTCAACGCTATCCGCCCTGACCACAAGAAAGAGAATCGTGAAGCTGACGGCGGGAAGGCGTACTGATGCCTAGTGCAGAGAAAACACCTATCGAGGCTGGGACTAGATTTGGTAAGTGGGTTGTAAAATGTAGAGGTGCCAACACAACAAACGCCACAGGAAAAACCGCAATCAATTACACATGCATCTGCGATTGTGGTAGAGAGGTAGATGTGTGGAAATACAACCTTACATCGGGCACTTCAAAATCTTGCGGCTGTGCGCGAACAGAAACAGTGGTGGGGATGTTTACAACGCATGGTATGTCAAAGAGTTCGGAATTTAGAAGTTGGTGTGCAATGAAAGAACGTTGCAACAATCCTGAAAACAAATCCTACAAGCATTATGGCGAGAGGGGGATCAACTACTGTGAAGAGTGGAAAGATTTCTCGACTTTCTTTAAAGATATGGGGGCCAGACCAGAAGGTATGTCTCTAGAGAGGAGGGATACGAACGATGGATATCACCCGTCTAATTGCGTATGGGCAACCGCGCAGGATCAAGCTATCAATAGACGACAACATTGTAGTAACACATCAGGTAGGACAGGTGTTATATTTAGAAAGTCTACACGTAAATGGGTTGCTTCGATAAGGTATAAGTATAAGAAATACTACGGAGGTGCATTTGACACTTTCGAGGAGGCTGTAGCAAAACGGGAAGATATGGAAATGCAGTTTCGTGGATACACTCGTCCACAAGAATATGAAGAAGCGAAAACTATTGAAGTGGAGGCCACATGAAGACTGTAAGTGTTACTGATCTTAAATTAATCGACGTTCTGTCCCATCTGAATTATGTCGAGATGATCCACCCCAACAATGATGACTTGGTGAATAGCCAACTGGCAATCCTAGGCTTCGACATCAACGCACCAATGGAATACCGGGCATACCAGCACAGGAATCTGCAAGGGCAAGTGGTCATCAACTTTCTCATTGCAGGCGAGATTAACCAAGATCGTAAGATTCTTACTGGCCCGTTCGGAAGCTTTGAAGATCGTAAGATTGTTAGTGGCATGAAAGACCGCAGCTTGTTTGAAGAACTGCACTCGCTAGGTTCTCGTTGTCACGACTACGGCCTGTCTTCCAGTCTTGATGACAACGTACCTGTGCGGGACGAAGATGAAGACAAGATGGAAGAGCAACGAATTCTTGCTGAGATTAAGATGCTAGAAGATGTGTTGTTGCATGTACGGGGAACGCAATTTAAGCTTGACGGGTCATTCAAAACACCGTATGATTATAAAGTGCCGGAAGTGATCCCTAAGCCACGTCGAAAGAAACAGCGAAAAATTGTAGAAGGAGTATAATGAATAAAAAAGAATACAAGGGAATCTTAATTAACGAGAGTGATCCGAAATACATTACAGAATTCTCTCGTACTCTACTGGATGGGTTCTACAAGCGTGACGATGAGAGTATTTCGGAAGCTCTGGCTCGACCGGCTGTAGCTTTTTCTTATGGTGACATGGAGCTTGCTCAGCGTATTTACGACTATGTGTACGAAGGTTGGTTCATGTACGCTAGTCCTGTACTGAGTAATGCAATGAAAGGAACTTGGAAGAAGCATCCTGAGCTTGATTTTGTAGAACCTTGGATGGATAGTTTGTTCTACCCTGAAGAGAAGTCTCAAGGCCAGCCTATTAGTTGCTTCGCTTTCGATGTACCTGATACCACTAAAGGTCAAGTTCAAGTGATGGCGGAACTGGCTGACCTGTCGTTGGCTGGAGGTGGAACTGGTGCACACATGAGCATTCGCGCAGTCGGTGGCAAAGCTCCGGGTCCGATTCCGTACATGAAAGTTATGGACAGTGCGATTGGTTACTACCGTCAAGGCAAGACTCGTAAGGGCGCTGTGGCAGCTTATCAACGTGTGGATCATCCTGATATTATTGAGCACATCCGTTTCCGCAAGCCGGGTGGCGACAGCAAGCGCCGTAGTGACAATCGGCAGCAGTTTCACAATGCCGTAAATCTTACGGACAAGTTTATTGAGGCTGTGCTGAATGGTACGACTTACGATCTTATGTGCCCACATAGTGGTGAAGTGCGCGAGACGCTTGACGCACGTAAAGTATGGGAAGAGATTCTGGAGACTCGTGCTCTGACAGGTGAACCCTATCTGATGAAGATCGACCTAGCTAATCGCCTGATGCCTGAAACTCAGAAAGCCCTAGGTTTGCAGATTAAGGGTTCAAATTTGTGCTCTGAGATTACTCTGCCAACGGACGAGGATCGAACTTTTGTCTGCTGTCTGAGTAGCCTGAATTTAGAAAAGTTTGAAGAATGGAAAGACACAAACATTGTCGAAGACCTTGTGCGATTCTTGGATAATGTGCTACAAAGTTTCATTGACAATGCACCACTAAGTTTGAGCAAAGCCGTCTATTCTGCTAAACGTGAACGTGCTGTTGGGATGGGGACTTTGGGCTGGCACGGCTATCTGCAAAGCAAGAGCATTGCATTTGAGAGTGGCGGTTTTAACAGCGCTATGCAGCATGTTCACAAGGTAAACAGCTTGATTGCTCAGCGGGCAGAAGCTTCCAGCCGCCAACTTGCTGTCGAGCGTGGTGAACCAGAAGATATGAAAGGCACTGGACTGCGAAATAGTCGTGTCACCGCAATCGCACCGAACGCTAACAGTGCAGATTTGTTGGACACTTCGCCAAGCATCGAGCCGTACTTCCGCAATATCTTCTTAAAGAGCACTAGGGCAGGTAACTTCCGTGTGAAGAACAGGCACCTTCAAAAAGTTCTTCAAGGCTATGGGAGAGATGATGATGCAACTTGGGATTTCATTCTGTCTAAGGATGGGAGTGTCGCAGAGCTAGATTGTTTGAATGGGCATGAAAAGAATGTGTTTGCTTGTGCAATGGAACTGGACATGCATTGGGTTATTGAACAAGCAGACGCCCGTGCTGCTGCACTCGGCGCTGGTTTCCAAAGCCAAAGTCTGAATGTGTTCTTCCCGTTTGGCAGTAGTCGTAAGTATGTTAATTCGGTACACCTTAAGTTCCTTAAGAGTTCAAATGTGACAACGATGTATTACTATCGCGGTGAACGTGAAGGCGTCCCTGATAACGCAAAAGCTATAGAGAGGCGAGCACTCATAGATTGGACCGGGGAGGAGTGCGTATCATGCAGTGGGTAGATTTTGATATCTTGAGGTACGATGAAGAAAGCCCTTCGGGGCTTGTCTGGAATTGTGATATTTTTAGCGGACTGAATTATCAAATCAGGAAAATCAGAGAGGGGCAAACTGCTGGAAGCTACTCAGGAAACTCTCGTGGTGGTTTTTATTTCAAGTTCCAATACAACAAAGTTAAATATTTGTGTCATAAAGTAATCTGGCAAATGTTTCATGGGGAGATTCCTGAAGGTTTTGTTGTGGACCATGAAGACGGAAATTCTGCAAACAACAAAATAGACAACCTTCGGTTGGTAACACAATTTGTCAACAGTAGAAATGCCAAGAAATATAAGTCGAACAAATCTGGTTGTACTGGCGTGTATTTTAAGTCACAAAATGGCTATGATAAATGGGTGGCACAGTGGCAGGATTCAGAAGGTAATCGTAGAAGCAAATCTTTTTCAGTGAACAAGTATGGTAATGATGCAAGACGGCTTGCTGAAGAGATGAGAGAAGGTATGATTCGTATTAACAATGTGGGTTACACAGAACGCCACGGGAGGGGAGTAGATGAGTAAAATTACTGAAGCCACTGAGATTTTTGTACCGCGATATCACAAGCTACAAGAAGTGTATGCCAAACACGAACGAGCACACTGGTATCCTGAAGAAGCTGACATGTCGGTTGATGTCGTACAATGGAAAGACGGTACGATTTCAGATTCTGCCAAAGCGTATATCAAGATGATTCTGCGCCTGTTCACACAAGCTGACACAGACGTTTGTGCGGGGTACGTTGAGAAACTGCTGCCCATCTTTAAGAATGCTGATGCTCGTATTATGTTGCTGTCATTTGCTTCCCGCGAGACTACCCATATGCTTGGGTACAAACGGCTGAATGACACGCTTGGGTACGACAGCGAAGAATTCATGACAGAGTTTTTGTTGTTTAAGGAAATGAAAGATAAACATGATTTCATGATTGAATCTGTTGATCTTCGCTCTAACAAAGGCAAGGCTGAGTATCTTGCCAAACAGATTCTTATGGAGGGTGTCAACCTTTTTGGCTCGTTTGCCATGCTGTTGGACCACTCACGAAGTAATGAACTTCCCGGTATGGTGAGTGTGAATCAATGGAGTATTATTGAAGAATCTTATCATGTAGAAGGGCTGTCGGAATTGTTCCGAATCTTCGTAGAAGAGAACCCTTCCGTTGTTACAGAAGAACTCAAACGAGCTATCTACGATACGGCCCGTAAAGTTGTTAAACTAGAAGATGACTTCATTGACTTGTGTTATTCGGTGCATCAGCCTAAGAAGCTTAATAAACAAGACCTGAAGGATTACATCCGTCTTGTGTGCGACTACCGCATGCAGCAGATGGGCTTCAAGCCACAGTTTGGCATCACTAAAAACCCTCTCCCGTTTATCGAGGAGATTACTGGCGACGGCATTCTTGGTAACTTCTTTGAGACGACCATCACGGCATACAGCAAGGACTCTCTCACAGGCGAGTGGGAATATTAAGAAATCGTAAGAAACCTGTTGACAAGAGACTGAACAATGCGTAAGATGTCTCTTGTCAACTCCACTAAGGAGATAAAGTGACACAACAAACTGAGCAACCCCTTAACAATTCGCCCGAGAGAGCTATGAACGAATCTTACGAAGATTACCGAGAACGTCGCAAAGAAATGAATAAAGCTTCTAAGAAGCTTAAGCATGGACAAGAGTTTTGGGATGCTGGGTACGCAGGAAGCTTTCGCAATAACGAAAAGCGCAAGCTGCAAGAAGAACGAAAACAACGACGGGAGGCAAAACGTGGCTAACGTCACGTACAAAGTAGACTGCAAAGATGAAGACGGTAACTGGTTAAAATTTGTAGGTAATAGTAAGGATCGGTTTTATACAAAATCTGGAAAACTGTGGTATGCAATCGAATCACGCGGAGATGTGAAAGGGGGTTACCAACGGCGCAACGGAACTTATATTGGCGCAGAAAACAAATTCGCAAATTTTAATGCTTTTGCTGAGTGGTGCCAAGATCAGATAGGTTATTCTCATGATACTGTATTTCAATTAGACAAGGATTTACTTGTAAAAGGAAATAAATTGTATTCAGAAGATACTTGCGTATTTGTACCGAAAGAAATTAATCAGTTTGTAATAGGAAGCACGTCTGCTGTAGGTGCGTATCCCAGAGGAGTGAACCTATTCAAACGGACGGGAAGATTTCGTGCAGAGTGTTACCCTAGCGGTTGTGGGCTAAAACGGCATTTGGGATATTTTGACCACTCTGAAGAAGCATTTTTGGTATACAAAGATAGACGCGAATATGTAGCTAAATTCTTAGCAAACAAGTGGCAAGGTAAAATTGAACAACGTGCCGTAGATGCGCTTAATAATTTTGAAGTAGATATTTTTGATTAACTAAGGAGAAACATAATGACCAAGACCTACACTATTGATAATGCCACCTTCCAATCGGACGACCTGACCCGTTTCCTGCAACGCGGTATTGCAGTACTCTCGGAAATTGAAAGCAACAAAGAGGACTTTAAAGAACTGATTGAAGAAGCGGTACGGGACACTAAGCTCGAAAAGCGCATCATTACCAAGTTCATCAAGAGCCGTTTTGCCGCCAAGACTAAGGAAGTGATTGATGAGGCAACTACCCTTGCGGCTCTGTGCGATGCCGTGGACAATTAAGCATCATTGTTAAATGTGCTGTGTGGCAATTGACAAAACGTTGTATTTGAGCAAATCGGCAAAATCGCATTGACTGTCTATTTGAACAGCCCTACACTAGCTTCTGTCGGACATATCTGACATCACGAAAACTACTAATTAAGGAATCACTGTAATGAACACTATCAACAACGCAGCAGAACTTAGCGTCAGCGAAATCCTTGCAGGTCTGCTGCCAGTGATTGCCGAGGAAGTGAAGCGCGCAGAAAATAATCCGCAGTGTGCAGGGTCGCCAACGTCAAAGATTTACGTAGCAGTCGATGGCGTGAAGACTATCTACGAAAAAACTTCCATCAGCAAGTGCATTACGTTCTCGCAAATCGTTGCACCTGTACGTCGAATGGCAGAGGCCACCTTGTCCTACTACGAAGCTATCGGCTTTGTCGAGCACGTCCAGAAACTCAAGGCCGCATAAAAGAAGCCCACTAACCTCAAGGCTTTCACCAAGAGACTAGCGGGCTAGTTCACACCTACCAAGCATGATCGAGAGAGAGGCGTCCTTGCCGGGACGCCTCTCTTTTTCTATTGTGAAGCTTCTCGACATTCTCTGTCAAGGCTTCTGTGTCACAGCTTCCACAAGTGCGCTGTGACGGTCAACACATTCCTGCTGATTAAACGCATTGGCTGTGATGTTCTTCATCACGGATGCCCTGTCACCAGCTTGCAGCAGAATCACATCAGAGCACTTCTGAAGCAGATTACTTGGCAGCGGGGGCTTGGGATTTTTGAATGTGCTGCAACCCGATGCTGTCAAAGCAATCGCCAGCATAATAGTCACGATTTTCATTGATGATTTTATCCTCTCTAATGATGTCGTCTTGACGCTTCTCACTCTTCTTTGCGCGCAAGGTTGTGTATTTGGTATTGACTGTGTTATACTTGACCGTCAACTCCCGATATTGCTCGGCAGCAGCTTTCTCGTTGCGATCACGTTCGCTAATAACTCCACGGTAGTGCACGTACCCGAGAATGCCGCCAGTGATGAGCACAACGACAACGAATGCCAGAATCTTGCTTGTGACGGTCTTCATTTAGAAAGCCCTCCCATGCAGGTCTTGTATTCGCTGTAACGGCGATTTTGCAAGCCTTGCACATACTTACCACCAGCGTTGCTCCAAGCAGGCTTCCCATTAGGATGCTGATAGATACCCTTGCAAGCTAAAGCGTGATTACCACTGTTCAGCGTCTTTACAATGTTGCTACGGCAAAAATTTGAAACGCCAATGTTGTAAGCAAGACTTGTATAAGCTTCGTATTCCTTCTGGCTAATCTGGACGTCAATACATTCAAGAACACCCTTGCCGTGTTTGTTGATTTCTTTCAAAGTCAGTTCGTTACACTCTTTCTCAGTGTACTTTTTACCGACAATAATGTCCTTGCCTGTATACCCGTGGCAAACTGTAAGCACACCTACAATGTCCTTATAAGGAGTCTTAACAGCCTCCTTTCCACCACTCTCGTACACACCAATACTGGCAATAAGAGTGACAGGGACAAGCGTAAGAAAAAGTCTATTTTTTAAATTCATGTTCGTCCTCTGTCTAAGATGCGTTCTTCCATACGCTCAAGCCGTGTTTCAAGTTTGTCTGTCTGACGGTCTAGTGTTTGTGTGATGGATAGAATAAACTGTTTAAGTTCTTCACGAGTGACAAAGCGGGAACTAACGTCCAATTGGTGTACCATTAGCGCTGCCTCTACTTTGTCAATATGAGTTTCGTTTTCGTTGTACTTAACATCACACTTGGTGGAAATTTCCTTAATGCTGGTTTTCAAATCTTGGATGATTGACCACAGGACAGTGGCTGCAATAGCTAGACAGCCATTTAATGCCCACATCAATAGTTGTTCAAAGTTCATAGTTTTTCCTATTTAAATTTCTTCGATATCTAAAGTGGCACTCTGATATGAGAAATAGGGTGTTTGCATCGATGGGCTGGATGAGAGCCTTCCATACAGTACATGGGATTGCTCAAGCTCTTTGTCAGAATTATTAGGGTGTAGGCTGAGAAACAGAGGTTTTACGATACCGTTGTTCCATAGGATAGTCCACATCTTTTTCTGGTCAGCCTTATTCAGCGAAGGCATAGACAGAGTTTGCTTTCTGTAGCGTGGTTTGACCGTAATGTGCATATCACCTGCTTCTGTTCTAAACTGTGTGCTAGAATCTACCATTGTCAACGATGTACCTTCTTGTTCTACACCGAAGGATGGTTGCCAGTATTTACCGACAATAAGCCTGCCTGCCTCGATATAACCTTGAGCGTTAGAAGGATCGAACAATGTAATTACAAGCTTACGTACAGTGATTGTAGAATCAAGCCAATGAGTAGCATACACCCCTGAGCCGTACGCAAGATTATTAACTCCCTTCACATCTGTAACTGATCCAAGAGAGGCAAGATTTGATTTGTTGTAAACAGGGATTGTATCACCTATCTCAGTGTACCCTTCCACACTGATTATTGCGTTAACACTGGCATTAGTAAATGCAAATGCCGTACAATCTATTTCCTCAGGAGTGGTCCACGTAAGTGTCAATGTAAGCGCTGTTCCTGTACCTCTGCAAACCATACTCTTGATGTCACTCAGCAAATTAGCAGCAGGTAGGGAACTGACAACAGACGAAGAAGTGATTGTTGCTCTATTGGCTGCGTTGTCGTACACAATTCGGATATTAGGCATACGGCTCCAGATTCATATCCCATGTAATCCCCTGAAGATCAGCCTCTGAGGACGCTTGGATTATTCGTTGAATGATTTCGTTACGGCGCATTGCATCAAGGATTGCCACCTTACCGCACCGCCCTACAACTTGTATCTGAGCGACACTGTGATCCCTGAATTCCCAAACACCATCTTCGTCTGCACACCAGAACGGTGTAGTCCAATTGGACTCTGGAGGCTCTATCAGAGAGTCTGTGACAGACGCCATCAAATTCGTCTGGTCTGTGCTCTTAGCAGGGTACAAGAATTCCTCCCCCAAAGCAGAACACTTAAATCCTTCGTAAATCTGAGCTTCACATTTTGTTCTGATTTCCACCATTTTGCGTCGTTTGAGGGCGGTTAGTGAGTTGGTCAAATCAGGCGTTGTGATACTGTCTTTAAAAATATCGAAGGTATTGACAACGTACGTTTCCAAGTCTCCAATCAGCGCATATACATTATCGACTACAGAGCCAGTTGACAAGCTCCAACACCATGCAGCGGGCAATCCGTTCAGAGCGCTCTCTTCGTCAGCATGAGATTTTAAATCCACTCGTAACAGTTTATTTACGTCATCTATTTCGATTTTTGTTACGGTGTGGTAAGATACACTTACTCCCGTGTCTAGCCTTATACTTTTTAAGATTGCCATATTATTCCTTATATTGGTTACGGCAGCAATATGCCTTCGGATACAAAAAACGTAGACGGGAAGGAAATTGTATTGTCTGCGGGCTTAAAACCGGGACTTGTGCGTTTGTTAATAGTGCCTTCATAATAGGCCACAACATTACCAGAGTCTCTCATGACAAAATTACGAGTTTGTGTGGTGTAATATCCATTACTCTCGTTATCCGGATCAATATTGGTATATCTAATTCTTACAAAAGGGCTTGTCCCTACAGATATTGGGCGACCTACCCCAGCTGGAACTTGAGATGAAGTGCCAATTTCCCCAACCGCCACAGGAAAGGAGATATTAGGCAAAGCTAAGTCGTGAGTTAGGATGCCACTCGTACTAAATAGCTGAATACCGTAATTGCCCGAAGGGGAAACACCTGTGCCAAATGCCCACACATCTACGGGGTATTGTGCGTCAAACCCATCATTGTCTGGAGAGTCTCCGCAATAAACTTCAATTGTGTGAACACCGTTCCTGTAAGAAGATGTAGAGATTCCAACTTTCCTACCTACAGGAAGATCAATTCCCCACAGGACTGGTGCATTATGCGAGAACGTATACACAGAATATCCTGATACTCGACTCGACGCCATTCCGACAACTCCGGTAGGTTGTACAGTTTGTACATGACTTGCCTTACCTAAGCATCTGGTACTTTTTGTATTACTCGACATTACCATTTGTCCACTAGGATTAAATATTTGGAACCCTATCATTTTAAATACATCCCCACCGTAACTCCTGCCACACTATCTGGAAAAGTAAATGTTGGGACATTGTTTACCAGAGAATAAGACCAAGGAAGATTAATAAATCCAGCACCGAATATGACGAAAGGGTTGGAAGATATAGGAGCTTCGGGGAAAGAATAAGTTACAGTCCCTCCCGGAAGAAAAACAATATCCAGACAAACCCCTCCTGTAGCGAAGTTGGAATCAAAAGCTAAAACTCCGTTAAGATTAAATAACTGCATTCCAGAAGGCATTTTACCAAACCCCTATTCTTACAACCATCTGACCGTTCGGCGCATACACTCTAGTGCCGTTTTTATCAATCTCAGTGCGTTGGCCTGAGTCAGCAGATTTAATGGATACTTGCCCGTCTTCTACGCGAAAGGTTGGTGTGTAGATATTGCCAGTAGCTGTAATTTGTATATAAGAGCCGTTGTTTGGATTTCCCCACAGAGCGCCTTCCGCACCCACGTAATACCCTGTTAAACCAGCCGCAGGCCAAGCGTAGCCATTGAAAGAACCTCCAGCAATATTCCCACGTAGTCTGACGTCTCCAGCATAGAATGTGCCTGTGCGCTGCAAGAGCCAGCCCGCCCCTCCCGGCCCAACAACACCGTTCCAGTTTGAGCTATAAAGGTCGCCACCAAACTGTGTGTTGGTGATAGAATCAGGAAACACCTTCATCGCAGCATTTCCGGGAGTGATTACGTTGTCACTCCAAGCTGTTGCTTTGTACCCCGTCTCCAACTTAATGTCTGCCACCTCCACCTGATTTGCATTCCCTGTTAGGCACCTAATGACAACCCCTGATGTGCCCCCCGGAAGAGTGAATGTTGCCACATATTGTTGCAAAGACCCTACAGGGGGTTGCACTAAAAATGCCCGGACAAACAAATTTGGAGACCCTATAATATCAATAGCCAACACGCCCGGTTGACCATAACTAATCGCCAAACAACTTAGCGTATACGTTTCTGCGTAGGGCAATAACTGGATGTCTGTTTCGACAAATTTACTATCAGAACTCGCGGGGAAATGTATATACTCCCCATTTGCTGTATTGTCAGAGCCACCCAGAGGTACAGCACCTCCAGTCCATCTTTTCCATTGCCTAACTGATGGTACAAAATTGGGGCTTGTTGCAGTCTGTCGAGACAGTGGGATACCGGATTGCAAAATTAATTGATTATCGGAAGTGCTCAGTTCAAAACTCTTTGCAGTCATTTTGCCGTTGCTGTCGATACTCCAATTTCCAGATGCATCACTTACAGTGCCAGTGACTGTCAAATTACCAGTGTTTACTACGATAGCAGAAAGACTGCCTACCTTAAACACCGACCAATAGGGTACACTCCATGTCACAAGATTTGTGGTTGGATCATAAATGCCATCAACTTGGAACATCCGCTGGCCTTCTGCAAGTGCAGGTACGGTCTTTGTATATGTCCCAACAATTCCGCCACTATTAGTCTCTGGGACGCTGTTTTTGCCTGTTGTAGGAGGTGGTGCAGTGTTAGACGAGATGCTTGTGGAAGCCGCGTAGGCAATTACGAATGATGCACCACTCGGCCCTGCGCTGCCATTCGCCCCGGAGCTACCTGCAACATAAATTGAAGCAGATGCCCAATTGAATTCAGTTGTTGCGTTCTTGGCAGAATCCACAATATTCACACGAGCAGCCCACAGCGAGATACCTTGTGATGGTGGGTTAGGCGGAACTAGCGACCAACCACTTGGGGCAGCGTATGTCCCATTACTCCATGTGTAAGTGCCTGATCCAATCGGGCCAGTAGGAATAGATGCTGCCCACTGATACACAATAGCCGTAGCACTTTGTACACCGCTAACACCATCAGCGCCATTTTGAGTCCAAGCTGCAACAGAAGAATTGCTGTAAGATACTACTGTTGACGCTGTGTTGCCAGATGCTGTGATATTCACAGATGCCACGTACAACCTTGTATTAGGCCCGCCCGGATTGGTCGGCACCACTACACTCCAACCATCATTTGCACTATACGTGCTATTTACAGCAGTGGCCCAAGTGTATCCTGAAGTTCCCGTTGGCTTTGCTGGCGCAGCCGGTGCGTACTGGTAAAGATACACAGTTGCAGTTTTATCCCCTGTAGCACCGGGCGTGCCAGTGTTACCCGGAACTCCTTGATCCCCACGAAATTTGGACCACACATAATCTACTTTATTGGTGGACTCGGTGGACGTAGTTTTGTTGACTGCAATTCCAAGGTACTGGGTGCTTGCAGTTGGTGTGTCGTATAGCCCGGTTCCATCTGAGAAATCAGAATATTTAATCCAAGTGTACAAAGTCTGTCCATCAGCACCTTGCCCGCCCGGTTGTCCGTCCGTACCTTTAATCAAAGAGAACGCATAGTCAGATGCTATATTAGACTCAGTGGCTGTTGCTTTGTTATAGGCAAAACCGATGTAAGCTTTTCCTGTAGGGTCATCACTCAAACCTACCCCTGCTGCGGAATCCGCATACTTAACCCAAGTGTAAAATGTTGCGCCGCTGTAAATTTTACCTACCTCTACGCTGCTGGTGAACACTTCGCCATTTGAATTAAGCTGCGCAGTGATAGTGGCAGAATCGCCAGCCATGTCAAGGTAGGCCAGTGTAGCTGTGTTATCCCTGTTATCAGTAATCGTTGCACCAACAGCAGTGAAAGTAACAGTGCCTACTAAGCTAATAAGGTTGGCAGTGATAGTAATAGTACTAGGGGTTCCTGTATTGTTGACGACCCTGAAACCGCTAGGAGTGCTTAGCTGGAGAAGAATATCTGCGTTCAGTGGATTGTTGGCCCTTTGAGGTGAGCCGATTAGGAGTGTGTCCCTGTCATTAATTACATCTGCCATTTCAATTCCTTTATGTTAAAATACCTACCACAATCCTCCCTGTGAACCAATTTGGAGATAGCGATACAACTGTGCCCTCTACGCCTTGCGACAAACCATACCTGTGATGCTTCAGCAAAACTGCTCTACCAAGCTCCAAAGAATCAATCAAATCTGAAGTTCCCTCAAACTGAAACACTGTTCGTTGCTTGCTCCACAATAACCTACGGCGGTCTGCTTCTAAGGCTGCGTCTGTTCTACGAAGCAACAATGTGTTAGTCTGCTCTGGCGCAGTGTTTAATTTGTAATCTGACTTGACAGTGTTGTTAGTAGACGTTACTGTAAGCCACTCGTCTGAAAACATCTGCTTATGTTCGTCGGGGATACCTGTCAGCAAGTCCTTTTGAACTGTGTAGTTCTTGTTAAATCCCAGAGTTACAGACGCCTTCACAAACGGGCGCGCCGAAATCCTCAGAGAATCTAATACAATTTGATTAGAATTAATTTCAACAGGGGTACCTACACCCGGCACACTAACTTGAATAAGGCGTAGCTTCCCAAGCCTTGACGTAACCAATCTTGCATCTACGCTTGCTGCCAATTCTTGGCAAGTAAGCAGAACGTTAGAAGTCCCTTGTAAAAATGTTCCTACAGGCTGTGAACATTGGATATCGAAAGATGTAAAATTATTTTCGTCAATATCCCCCGAAGAATATCTAGACTCAACAGTTCCATAAGATGTTGCCAACCTACGAACAAGGGAAGCAATAGTTGGCTTGAACGTGGTGTTCTTATCCCCTTGAACGGATGCTGTAATCGTCCCTTCCGAGGATTGATTTAATGTGAATGTCCCGTTGGAGAGGTTTCTTGTAACTTTCGACCAACCAATGTTGTCATTGGCGATAGGAACTCCGTTATCCCTAACCTCAAGGAATCTCTCAATCGTTGTGTCGTGAACTTTATAAGTTGTGAGACGTGCACTACTACCGTCTGTACTAGTAATAATATCCGGAGTTACATTGTGCGCTTCTCCGAAGCAGAGACTCACTACATCACCTTTGTTAGTTCCCGTACCACCAATCTTACTGTCTGTGGCGGGGGTATCCAGCATTTGCATTTTGTCCCGAAGCATTAAGACAAGTGTGTCTCTGCTACGGCAATCAATAGATGCTACAGCACCATTAAAGATCATTTGGAAATCACTACGGTTCCAACTAGGATCACCAATCCATGCTACAATACTGCGGTTATCCCAAATATCATTCAACCAACTGTCCCGCTCCCCGTTGTAATTGGCAATTTCAACATCACCGCCAGACAAACCACCTTCTCCTGTCAAATCCAACTGTTCAACATACTGAAAGCCAGCAGTAAGCACTGGCTCGTAGTATTGATTAGAAGGAGTGTCAGAAGGAGAGGTTACGTAGTGTGCAGTAGAGAGATAGCGGGTTGTTTCTTGTCCGCCACTCTTTACTTTCACCTCTACGATAATAATACGGGGAGCGGCAGGGTTTTTAAGCCATGCCGCGTAATTAACCATAATTATAACCTTTCATCAAACATTTTGCAAGTTTCTTACACATCTAGAAACTTTAACGTTGTGCAACAACATACGTCCCAGTTTTATTTGAGCTAGACTTGATTGCCTCACTAACTCCTGCAACTGTATTGTTAGAAGCTTCAAAATTAGAGTCGTATGTTGCACCAGCCAACTTGCGAATTTCTGCTACAACATTCTCATTCCCTTGAGCCACTGCTGCTGTCAGCAACGCCACAGCTTCCGAGGTTTCTCTGTTGCCCCCTTGCGAAGTCGCAGCAACACTAACCACAGGAGTTGCCGAGGATGTAAAGCCGCCAGAGGAATTGAACATGTTGTTCAGTGTGTTATCAATGCTGCTCAAAGCGTCTAGCTGCTTCTGCATAACGCTCACTTCAGTATCAGCCCACTTACTAGTCATATCCAGATCAGATTGCACCTTATCAAAAATAGTCGAGTAAGCATCACTGCTGGCGTATAATGTACGACCAGCTTCTAGATAGGCTTGAGCGATGTTCGTCAAGTTTCCTTGTGCATTTTCATCACCCGACACAGCTTTTTGGAGCGTTGTCTGATACTGACTAGCTGCTGCTGCAAGTTTCTGCTCAGGAGTTAGAGTAGACAGATTACCCAGCACTAATCCATTTCGGAAGTCTCGGATAGAATTGCCAAACTCTTTGAGGCGATCAATTGCCGAAGTCATGCTGCTTGCAGATTCTTTAGCTACAGCTTCTGCTGCATCTGCAACTTGCCCAAACGCAGGGGCCAACTCCAACAAAGCGTTAAATGTGCGAATACTTGCTTCATCAGTCAATTGCAATCCATCAACCACAGCTTTAAACTGCTGCTTTGTCTTGATTCCGCTGTACCCCAAACTTGCCATTGCATCGCTCAATGCTTTCTGCACAGGCTCAAGTTTCTGAGAATCTGTGTAAATTGCATTCATGTACGCTGTAGTTTTCTGAGCAAGGCTATCAACACCCCCCGACAAATCAACCAACAACGAACGTGCCCCCGCTGAACCTAGCCCTGCTTGTCCAAACATCTGCTGCACAGAACGCCCAAGAATATCCGCCACTTGCTGCGTTGTGGCAAACACACTGGAAAGGCGCTCCATTGTCTGAGAAGCAGATTCTCCTTGCTTAGCAAATGCTGAAATATTTGGGATAAGCCGAGTTGCCATTTCATCGCCGATGCTGACAAAGAAATCAGAAATTGCTTTTTGATTGGCTTCGGCGTCATCCGTGAGTTTGATGTCAAATGCTTTCGTGTACCCTTGCAGTTCTGTCGAGTTGATTCCGAGATTCTTTGCAAAGTCATACGACGAAGCTTTCATCTCGTTAAGGCCACTAGTGAACGAATTCACGATGTCCGAGTTCAACGCAGAAGTGTCAGTACCTTTTTTATCTGAACGGAACCAACCACCTTTTTGCATCCAATCAGAGTATGATTGGCCTGAAGTGGTATCACTGGAAATTGTGCCGCGAATACCTTCCGAGGTAATCTCTTTAGGCTTGCGTCCGAATGCACGATTGACTAATCCCGACACTGCCCCAGCGACTGCCCCCCCAATCGGGCCAAACACTGCACTAGCTGCTGCTGTAGCAATCTTCTCGGCTTTCATGAAACCGTTGCCAGTTTCGTAGCCACCCGAAATAGCTTTATTAACTGTACTACCTGCTGTATATCCAGCCACAATATTTCCCGCTGTCCCTGCCCACTTACCTGCCGTAGCGGAATTAGAAGAAGAGAACCCAAGTTTCTCAAAGCCAGTGCTTACGCTTTTTGAAATTGTAGATTCAAACTTCCCACCACCTTTAAAGATGTCGTACAGCTTCGTTGCAGTGCCAGTGATTGAAGATGCTTTATCTCCCCCCATCGCATTAGCTGCATTCGACAAATCGTCTGCACCAATGAAGCCAGCAACCGACGCAATCACTTTCAGCATCAGAGGCTTTGCAAACTCTTTATAGATGTAGTCCATAACCGTAGTCTTGAACATGCTCTTGAAAGTGGTTGCCATGCTTTTCCAGAGGCTCGTACCTTTCTCTGTCAGATTGTAGAAACCTTCACGCCCAATTTGCTCAATGTCATCAATTGTTTTCTTCCAATCTTTCAATTTCAGATTGTTGGTTTCCATTGATGCGAGACGGTCAGATTTATTTGACGTTTCAATGTAAGCGTTGTAAGCTTTACTGTAAGTTTCAAAATCTTCTGGGCGTGCTGTGCCAGATGTCTCTTTAGCGATGTACGCATCCTGTGCTTTCTGGTACTCAATCGCCAGAAGTTTCTTGCGAGTTTCGTTAGCAATAGAAACTTTTTCAGCTTCACTACTAGCAAAGATCAATCGGCTTTCTGCTTGTGCATCTTGCGAAGCTTTGTTAATATCAATCTGTTGCTTCAACAAATCATTATATGCCGAGTTCAATTGCTCTGTGGCTGCTGCTTCACGCAAAGCACTCTTAGCAATTTTTCCAGTGATATCATCGAGCTTTGATTTCTGAATAACCAACTCAGCGACAGCCATCGCACCAAGCTTAGTGTTCTCGCCGTACTTGAGCATTGTTTCAGCTTCTTCTTTAGCCTCCTCTGCACGGTTACGTGACGAGTCTGCTGCGGAGTTTAGCTTGACGATTGCTTCCTGCTGCTTCTTGTAAGTGTCCATCGCATCAGCACGTTTACGGAGTGCATCAGCAGCTTGCTCAGACATCGATACAACTTGAATCAACCCTTCAGCTTCCTTGCGGAGAGCGCCAAAGTGTGTCATGCTACCTTCAGTAGCTTCTACGTTATAGGCTTTTTGCGCGGCTTCGAGTTCAGCAATTTTGGTGGCAAATTCATTGACTTTTTTCAGCTTCTCATTTTCAGCCTTAGCTTCGTCAGCAAGCACAGCAAGACGCAACTGAGACTGGTACAGAACATTGCTTTTCGATTTGCTGCCGTACTTACCTGCTGCCAAGTTTTCAAGTACAATTGCTTGTTGGGCCTCCGCTGCAACATGCTTTCCGAGTTCGATGCTTTGACGCATTGCTGCATTTTTGGCTTCATATCCGGCTGCAAGTTTGTTAAGTTCAAGAGACTCATTCTGGTGAAATTTAGCAGCCTTTTGTGCTGCTTTTTCCATATCACCGCCGCCTAATTCCCCTGTGCCAGTTGGCTTGATCCAACCCTTTTTAGCTGCCTCATCTGCCAATCTGCCATTCTCTTGCCGGTCGCGGAACAAAGCGTGCTCTGCTGTTTGAATGTCCTTCACGGTGTCTAGATGCTTATTGTAAGCGCCCATGTACTTGTTAACCGTGTCAAGATAATTAACAGTGTTGCGACTGCCCGACGAAACCTCTCCGTTACGGATCATTTGAGCGCGCTTCTTTTCATTCTCCGACAGAGCGGAATATTGCTGGTCAAGCGACAGCTTCATTGCTCGAACACCTTCCGCAGAAGCTTCGACAAGCTTAGCAGATGCAGCCTTATCACTGGCTAGTTGTTCTTTCCTAGCAATCTCTAACTCTGATGTTCCGGCCTTGCGCATGCGCAGCGCTTCAGCTTCCTTGATAGCAGCGTCTTTCAGACCTTTCGCATATTCATCCAAGCTTCCTGCATTTGCATCGTTATCCGTGATTGCTTTATTTTTCTGATTGCCGTACAATTCCCAAGCAATACCAAGGGCTGTGATAGCTAAACCAAGAGGGCCAAGAGACGCAGTAAATCCACGTGCAGCTACCTTGGCAATATCAAAACTTTTAGCCATTGTAATCAACCCTGCTGCGAAAACACCAATCTTCCAACCGGCATAAGCTGCAACCATAATAGCAATTTGCTTTGCATGCTCAACAATAAACAAAGTCAAGTTTGCAACAGCAGTGGCAATAATCTTAATTCCGTTCAAAAACTCAGGCGATGCAAAAGCCACCTTTAAAGCACGAGCCACTTGTCCAATTTGAGGCGCAATAGATTCAAACGCTTTTGCCAAAGTCACTTGCAGAGTGTTGCCAACCGACTTCATTTGGTTAGTGGCTGTTTGGGACATCGCCAAGGCTGCTGTTGTAGCAAACGCAGCGCTCTTTTCAATTTCACCAGCTACTTCAAGCAGCTTATTTTTGTACACATTTCCGAACTGGTCGAACTCTGTAGATAGTGTGTTAACCTGCTTGATAAGGGCAGCACCAGTTTTAATACCTCGCTCACCAAACAATTTATCCATCGCTTCGCCGCGCGCTTGAGGATCAAGTTTAGCAAACCCTTGCTCAAGCTTAGTTACTAACTCTACAAGATCAATAAAACCGCCGTTGGAATCCTTAAGGTCGCGGAGGGACAGGCCCATATCTTTCAAAGTCTTTGTAGACTTTTCAGTTCCTTTGGACAAATCAGCGTAAAAGTTTTTAAGAGTCGTACCCGCAGCAGTTGCTTGAATACCTAAATTTGCAACAGTAGCCAAGCCAAGGCCGATGTCTTGCAGGCTGGCTCCATAAACTTCACCAACAGCCGCTGCTGAAAGAAATGCTCCAGAGATACTATCAACACTGGACATAGATGCTGCTGCTGTTTTAGCAACAACGTCTGCAATGTGTCCAAAATCTCTTGCTGTGTAGCCCAAAGATGTGCTAATCTGAACAAGAGTGGTAGATGCTTTTTCAATACTAACATCGCCTGCCACAGCCAAATTAAGAGTTGCCCCAACACCTTGCATTGCCTCTTGTGCGTCCAGTCCTGCCAAAGTGAGGACAGAAAGGGCATTTGCCACGTCTTTCGGGCCTTGTACACCTTGACCTAGCTCGAACACCACTTTACGCATTTGGTCAACTTCAGCAGTGGTTGTGACGGCAAGAACACGAATCTTTTCTAACGTGTGCTCAATGTCCGCACCAATCGCCACCACACCCTTGATAGCCATACCTACAGCCGCCCCTGCAATCAAAGGGAGCAAGTTACCGTACGTAAGCCACAGAGCACCTAGCGATCCCGACAAGCCCCGTACAGCGGCATGTGTATCCGCCATAGTAGCGTTAGCTCTGCGGGCTTCCAGTTGTAATTGACGGTATTGACGTTGCAGGCGCTCAAGCTCACCACCTGACACAGCGCCTGCAACATTGCTGCCATAGCGCTGAGAAACATTGCCTCCTAGATTGCCATAAGATTGTGCCCGTTGGAGAGTGGCAATCTGTTGAGCAAGGCTGCTGGACGAGTAAGTAGAATTCATGACACGCTGACGCTCAGCCGATGCTTTCGCAGCGGCCTCTTGTTGTTTGCGTTGGCGATCCATCAGAGTGTTTAGACGATTGCCATCGGCTTGAGCACGAGCATATTCTTTGGCAGCAGCATTGCGACGAATCATGTCAAGCTGTTCAATCTGCTTCTGTTCTTGAGCACGACGTTTAGCAAACTTGGCAGCATCCTGTTGGTTGATGCGATCCATGACAGAGTTCATTTTGTTTGCTTCAGCTTGCGCCATAGCATAAACCCTGTTATTATGGCGTTGGAGAAGATTGTATTCTTTCTCTTTAGCCTTGCTAACTTTGTCAACTAAATCATACCAAGTTTTTGCACTCTTATCAGCAGAAGCCTGCGTGGCTTTATCAGTCTGTGCCAGCTTTTTAGTGCTCTTTTCTGCTTTGTCGCCAGCCACTGCCAATTTGTTAAGGGCATCTGCCGCATTAGTGATGCCGTGGCTTTCTACTACTACTTTAAGTCCCGAGGCTTCTAAACTCATATCATCTCTTCTTTCTGAATGCCCTCATGTTAGCGGCGATTTGAAGGGCAATTGCAACATGATCCACTTCATCTTCCTCTCTCTGTTCCTGATACGGAGCAGGTCGATTTTCATCCGTGGCAGCAGAAGCTTCCCTGCAATAAGCGTGGCTCATCTTTTTAATCATTCCACGTTCCCACAATGTCAACTCTAATTCATTCACTTCTATAAATGCCCTAATCTCACTCCATGTCAATTCCACCAAACCACCCATCGTCTGTAACGCTTGCCCTGATAACAGAAATAGTTCCCGAAGATGAGCGAAAGGCCCGAGTTCAGGCAGTTCAACATCTTGGGGAACTATTGGGACACTGCCAGAATCGTCAGGCTCAGTGGAATTTTCATTGTCTAGAATAGAAGCTTTTCTTTTCTCAATAGCCTCTATCCTGCTAATCTTTTGTTTGTCCGGGGTTGCTCCAAGCCATGCGAACTGCCGGGCGAAGAGGATTAGTTGCTCTTCGACTTTCCCAAAAAATTGCTATCCGTGAACACGAATTGCGTCACTTGTTTGGTCAGCCAATCCCACTTAGGGTTGCTGTAAATTTTACGGAAAGCTGCTTGAGTTTCTACAATTTCCCCATCAAATGTGATGTTGTCAAATTTGACAGAGACAGCCACCAAGAAATCAACACTCTCGTTTCGGACTTCATCTGCACTTGCTAGGCGCTTGCCACGGGCATTAGTTTTTTTATGCATTACCTCCATGGCTTTGCGATACTGTGCGGATGCCGAGCCATACACAGTCAAAGTGACAGGCCGAGAATCTTCAGGCTGATCTTTTGCCACTGGTGCGTAAAGTTTGCTGCCATCATCACGAGGGTGATCCAAATGAAGTTCGGCGGTTTCGCTCAAGAAGAGGTCGTTCAGGTCAAAATTGAGTTCAGTATTTTTAGTCATTTGTATTTCCTTTTATGGTAGGTTGTGTATAATGAGTGTCTGGGCACCCTTCATCAGTATTTCTTCTAAACACTCTTATGTAAGAATCCTTAGAAGAAAGAGGGCCGAAGCCCTCATGTATTACACTGCGTCTGCGGTCAGAACTTCGTCATCAATCTCAATGGTGATACTCATGTCCAGAATCTGGTCAGCAGTACCGATCGAAGTAGGGAGCGAGACAACCACGCCTGTGAAGTATTCCACTTCGCCAACAGCGGTTGGGTAAACGATACGGAATGCGCGTGGTTGGCGGTCAGCGAAAGCTTCACGCAGTGCAACCATATCAGCACCTTTGTGGCGCGCCATGGTGAGTGCCATTTGACCGTAGTTAACACTACCACCGCGCTTAACAACCTTGCCAGTGGAGACATCGATGTGATTAGTAACAGTAGTGGTGCCACCGACTTGACCAGCGTTGCTGAGTTCGGTAACTTGAATCCAATCAGTGACAGCTTCAAAACCGGCTTCAGTGTAAGTGGTTGGGAGAGTTTCTGCTACCCACAGAGTGGTAGTAGCCGATGTGGTGATATCTTTAACAGCCATTTTATTTCCTTTACATATTAATTAAGATGAGCAAGCTTGCCCGATATTCCTTACGGAGATTTTTACAGTTCTTGCCTGTATTTCACACGCACAACGGCGCACCTGAAAATGCCCTCAGAAAATGAAGAGCTAACAGATGGAGTCTGCTCTACGGTGAAATTTTCAAATTTCTGTTTGTTATACACAGGAAATAAATCCACAACAGACTGGGTAAGAGTGTCTAGCGGCCCCATACCACGGTTGTCTTCGATGAAGCAGATGATTTGGATAACGCCGTACTTACGAACCCTAGTGACATCCACTGTTGGATTTAGCACAACAGGCTCTTCCATCATGTACTCAAGATAATTTCCACTGCTAGGCTTGTTAAAAGCTTGACCTTCACGCGCTAGTGAGATACCTTGAGAGTCCACAAAGGCTTTAAGAGTCTTTTCAACTTCTTGTCTAATGCTCATTTGATTGTCTTCATATAAAGAGTGGCTTTCTGCACGGGTGCAAAAATGATCCGCTTACCAGTCCAATTCCACCCGCTTTTTGGATCATACCCTTTAGGCCAACCCAAGCTTTCTATTCTGGCCGCGTAGGAAAGATTATTACTCAAGCTGACAAAGCCATCCTTACGAAGAAAAGCAGAATTGTTCTTGACAACACTCTCAATCCTTGCCATACTTCCTCCACCATCAGCTTCTGTAGCGGGAGTTATAGAGCCATCAAAAGTGTTCACAGCAGGGAACCAGTTGTTAATAAAGTGGCCTGAAACATAAGGTCCGTCCCCTACGTGGGGAGATTTCTTAACAATGTAATTGAAGAAGATGTAAGCCCGATGATTAATCTTGTAATTAACTTCTCGTAGCACTCTGTCGATATTTTTACGGAGACTTGCTGCAAAGCTCATACTGTATCCTTTAATCCACGCATTATAACAGAACTGAGCATTCTTGTCAAATCTCACTTCACAATGTAAGAGCTAGATACTAATGTTCTTACGAAGCCGCTAGAATCTACCATCTGTACATTGTAACGAAACACCCCAGACGCCAGAGGTGGAGTCTCAAATGAAACCCTCCCTAGTTCGGCATTAGTAATTACTCCGTCCACCTCGCATATGATGTCTTGAGAATTTTCAATACGTAAAACAAATTTGCAATACGTACTGTCAAAAAACATTCCTGTTTTCTCAAAGAACACTGAGAAATTGTCTGTTTGATACTCGGAGGCATACTTAGAAATACTGAGAGTGGGAGAACTCGTAGGAACTGCCTTTATGTTCTCGTGGACTAATATTGTAGAAGCTCCCCTTCCTCCGCTAGGCTTAATAAGAAATTTGCTTGCGTCAATCATCAATTATCAACCTTCACAAAATTAATTACCTTATAGAATCGCTCAGTGTTGCTGCAATCCACTTGAATAGTGTACGTGTTAAGAGGGTCAGCACTTATATCCATACCTCCTAATTTAAACACCAGCAAATTACCTTGGATTTCTGGCACAGCGATTTCCTCAACCCCGACAGCATCTGTAGTGATTCTTGAAATAGAAGTGGCACTGTCAGTCATATCATTGCTAAAGTCTGCCACATAGTAGTTTCTATCGTCCGGGTCTTTTTCAAGAATGTACCTAGTGTCTTGCCGATTGAACCAAAGAGTTCTGTCGAACCGTTCCCCATTGGCACACACCACGCGGAAAGTGCAGAAATTATTCGCTGTGTTTAAGCTGTTGAATCCTCCAATTTTGATAAGAATCAATACCCCTTGAATTACAGGATCAACAAGCACTGTAACTCCTGCGACAATTGCCGTCACTTGCAAAGCCGTTGTTCCCCTGTCTTCTAAGTCTGCCCCGATGTGTGCTACATAGTAACGTTGATCGTCTGGGTGTTTATCAACAAACCACCTACCTGCACGATAATATGGAGCATTTGAGACAGCAGTGTTAGGACGAGTCCCGAACATTACTACTCGGGTTCCTCCGGGGAATACAACTTTCCTACTCGCAGAAATTAATGTGCCGTCAATATCTGAAGGTATTTCTGAAGTAGGCTCATCAGCTTTCAGATTTGCAATCAACGTTGCTGTAGACTTCAAAGACGCACTTATATAAGTTACACTGTCACGCAATGTTGCAATTAGTGAGGACGTCGATCTAATAGTGGTGCTAATTCGACCATCGCCTACAGACATTCTGGCAACAATAGAGCTGCTTGATTTTATTGATGCTCGAATGCTATTCGGGGTGTCCGACTCAACCTGCTCTGCAAATATCGCATTTCCCGAAGAGTCCCTTTGTTCTGAAAATATTAGGTTTGCCATTGAAGACCCCTCTTAGGTTAAACGGATATTAGTTATCGATCTGGCACGCGAATGCCGCCGCAGGAAAGCTTGGAGCGGGTGAGCCAGTTGCAACCATCTTTGATTCGGCCAATGCCCCTTGAAACAAGGCGTTTCCTCCGGTAGCGGCATCCATAATTGCCACTCCGAGAATCGTGCCCCAAGATGCAGTAGGGGATGGGAAAGTAATTGTATTGTTGTTGCTAGTGGTGCCACTTGTACCAGTGGACGCTACAGTGGAGCCTGCACTTTGTGTACCAGCCCAGTTAGTTGTGTTAGAAGTCACAGCAACCCTTGCATACGATCCTCCAGACACCTCGACCAAGCTTGTGCTATCGTCTGGAATGTTTGTAAGAAGAGCAAAGTACAGAGTTGTAGGGGGCGTGTATGTAACCCCCCGGAACAAAAGATCAACCAGTTTGTTCTCAAGATAATTCGTCATTCCAGCCATAATTTTCCTTTGTGGAGCTAAATTGCCCCTGCGGCAAGCAGGGGACTCTTTTTACAAAATTGTCACGGGGCCACTAAAAGCTTTATGCAATGTGGTAGGATTTCCATCACTGTCAGAGATAATTAGCCATCCTGTTTGTCCACTAGCAAGATCGGTATCTGGAAGGGAGATTATAATTTCCCCTGTTCCATTCTGTGTCACCAAAGTATCTGCCCATGTTGGAGCAAGAAAATCCTTTGGTTGCGCTTGATCGAACCATGCACCTTGTAGGGTAGTACCATTAGGGAGTGGCTGACCATTTTGACCTATAAGACGAATCTTAATTTGGACAGGAGTAACTACGCCCCCACCACCAAGTCCTGCAATAGTAAATGGTGTTGTACCTGTAACATTCACTGTTGCAGAGCCATCACTAACAGTGAGAGTTGGTGTGTATGTACCCGCAGCTAGACCAGTATGCGTAAAATCAAATGTATTATTTTCAATCACAAATGCGAGCGGCCCAACAGTAACACCCCCGTTACTCCCCGTAAGGGTGTACAACCCAGAGGTAGCATTTGACGTTGTGCCTGCAAACCTTTGATTCTGCCCATCCGGGGCGGGCTGGCTTGTCACAACACCTTTAGGTCCGATTTGCTGAATCTGCATTTCAGTCTCAACTGTCATAGGTAAAGCAGGTGTTGTGTTACCATACAACTGTGTTGCTGTACCGGGATCACCACCGTCAAGATAACGAAGCGATGCCGGAGGACTTACACAAGTAACGGTAAAAGAGGTGTTGTTAATTTTAGCTACGCTAGAAACAACAATCGCTGTTCCATCTGCTGCAAAAGCTTTAAACGTTCCTGCTGCCGGTACTGTAAAGTCGGTCGAACCCCGATGTTGAATAGTGCAGGTAACAACAGAGCCATTGACAGTCATAGAGACAATTTTTGGCCCTCGACGGTAAACCCCTCCAGACATCACTGTACCGAATTGGTAGTTAATGCGCGTAGCAAGTGCTGGATAACCGGATGGCCCTTTAGACAAGTGGACACCGTCTTCAAGTGGGTAATCAAGAGATTGAATGTGGACAACGCCAACATCATCACCAACCTCGTTCTCTGCCGTCCGAATCCAGTTAAATTGAATATCGTTTGCAGCAACACCCGGCCTGCGATTAGCTCCACTCAGGGCAATTGGAATTCCTGCGCAACCCGGAATAGCTCGCACGTTCGAAATAAGGGTTCGGAGACGCTCACGGTGGATTTCTTTTGAAGGAACTGTGCCGTTACCACCATCGTTTGAACCGACCGTAATAACGCATGCCTCAAGTCCTGTTCCGTCCAAAACAGCTGCGGCTGCAAATGGATTCCAGCCCGACCCTTTAGCTGACCAAGAACCTAATGTAGCGCCACCTACACCAAAGCCCAACATACCTACTGGCACACCGAGACGAGTGGCCAAATCATTGGCAATCGAAATACCCCACCCTTGGTCATTAAGTTTAGACCAACCGGCAGTGCTGCGAAGGCGAACATCAGAACGTGGGACAAAGCCGCTGCCGCCGTTTCCATTAGAATTAAAAGCATACTGAGCGCTGCTAGAGCCGATCATACCGCAGCGAGCACCAACCGCCCAGAGTTCCGTCTCAATTCCGCCCGTGGCAAGAACAACGTTATTTTTCAGTGTACGGACGCGGCGTCGATACATACCGCCTTGAGGAATAACTGGCGTGCCCGACCAACTGCCGCCGCCGATGGAAGGTGTTGGAATCGCTGTCCATGCACGCAGAATCGAAATACCCTCTTCGTCATAGAGTTGAATTTCTACGCGGTCTGGCACATCTCCCGTGTAAGTTCCTGCCATAGTAATTGCGAGAGAAGTTCCGAGCCTCTGATAGATAGTCTCTGCTGGCATTGCTGTAGCAGTCACAGCGTTTGCAGGAGGTGCTGCAACAGTCTTAGTAGGGCTAGTTGCAGATGTGCTTCCTGCAATATTTGTAGCAATTTGTCGCACTGACACTGTTTTGCCACCTGAATCTGCCGGGAGCAAGAAAGACACCCCTGTTGCACCAGAAACATCTTGACCGTTGAGCAGCCACTGCTGTGTGACAGTAGGGGCAGGAATTCCACTAGTAGGCGCGCGAGTGTATGTTACGCTCTGCCCTACTAATGGTGACTCATTGACAGTGGGAGTGCCAGTAATTGTCGGGGCTTGATTAGATGGCGGATTAGAACTATCATAGCCAAAAGCAATTGCGTTCCCAGCGGTAGGAGTGCCGTTGCCAACCTTAGACATAACCAGACCGAGTTCACCACGATCTGTAAGGTCTGTAGGGGTATTCATTCGGAAATACCACTTAGGGGTTTTCCCAAGCTCTGTAATTTCCATACCGTAGGCCATCATAGCCATTTCGTGGTCGCTAATCTCCCCAGTATGGAACCATAAACGCGCCAGCGACTGGTCATACTTACGAGTACCCGAATTGCTGCGCCCCGTCATAATTCCGGGAATGTCTAACGCAGTGTCAACTTTCGCTTCAGCAAGAGTTTTAACAAACTCGATTTTGACAGCAGAACCGTCAGTTGGTTGTGTCATCAAAACTTGACAAGACCTTAGACGGAAGCCGTTGATAGTGTCTGCTGACAACAAGAACAAGTAAGCCCCGGTTGTAAAAGTATTCGTGCTAAGATATCCACCAGTTCCGCTTGGAGTGTAAATGTGCAACTTGCCTTTATTTGCGTCATTTGCATGATGACCGGCTACGATTGTATTAGCTGAACCAACAGTTCCAAAATTGAAAGCATACTGTAGCTCAGTAGTCTCAAGAGAGCCATCCATGCTTTCAATCCACCCCAGAGTCCACGGGGAAACAGAAGGTGCAGGGAAGGTGGTTTCACCAGTAGCAGGATCAACAAATCGCAAATAAAAATCACCGGGAGATGCTGTGTGGCGAATACTCATGGGGCATCCTTCGAAAGAGCAATTACATTGTTATAATTACTTGACATTTTTGTTTCCTTTATTTTATTTACTGACGTGGAACAATTGCAAATTGGGGGTTGGTATCGTAATTAGGCTTAACTGTGCGGTTAATGAAAACATCCCAAGCTTCACGTCCGTGTCGAGTGTTGAACTCGGCGGTGTATGCAACAGCAATTTGTAGATTCGATGGGTAGCCTGTTGGGCTGTCTGAGAACCCGTCCATATCTCCGGGGAATGGGTTACTAACACCATCTTGGAATGATCCTCCAACTGTCATGCGCCATGCGTCATTAGCCTTCCAAGCATCGGCCATTTCCTGCGTCCCTAGATTACTGTTTCGGGCCGCTTGCTGAACTGCTGGAGAGAACGTGCCTGCATACACTTCTTTCATGGACTCATAATTCCTTGAACCAGCATTGCCTTCACGGATGCGATGCACCCATGCCCCAGCCTGCACCCAGTGAACACCTTCTACACCATATAACATTGCATTGGTATATTTAGCTTTGAAGGCCAATAGTGGGAGCATGTCCGTGAATCCAAGCTCTACTCCGCGCCCAACCGACGCAGTGAAGAAGTGATCCATGAAAGTTTTGTTGGTATTAAAGAACCCAAAAGACACCCCGCCATTGCCGTAAAAGAACTGATTAAACAGCGCCCCAAGCCGTGCCTCTTTTTCGGCGCTGTTTACGTACCGCGCATCATACCAATCAACGTTACTCTTCCGGATGTACTCAAATTCCGCCTTGCCCATAGATGCCGGAGCAATCCAAGCTGCATGGATCATGGATCGGAAGCACCAACCTTGAGCACGAACTTCGTCGGCTAAGAACAAACCCTTGTCACCTTGACGAGTATTTGGGTTTTGCCCCCATGAGCAATACATTGCCCAATAAATTAGTTCTTCCAAATAGTAGACATCTCCTGTCACCAAATAAGGTAAGAATGCCTGATCTGGGTGGTGTGGCCGATCTTGAGTCAGAGCATTGGTGTTTGCATTGAGCGGCGCAGGAACGCCATTAGGGTACTTCGGCTGCGTCGTAAGACTGATAACTCGTCCAGTTGCTTTGTCTCGGCGGTGCATACTCCAGCCACCCGAAAGATTCCCTTGATTAAGAGTGGCAATTTTTGAATCCTCATTCCCAAGTAATACATACAGTACAGCGTATCCCGGAATGATGCCAATCTCGCCGTGTGCTCCAGTGGTGGGCATTCCTGCAAGAATAGTCCCATTACCGTAAGGTCCACCCTTAGTTATAGTATTGTTTTTGTGCGCTGTTGCTGTTGCTGCGCTAGGAACAATACTTGGCGAGTAGTTAGGCAGAATTCCTTGGGCCGCAAGATATGGGAAATCATGCTTAATGTGCACAGGCGGAACAGAAGTATTCCACCAGAAGGTGTTCCTATAACGCGCACTTTGCCTGTGAATGAGAGCCGTATAGGACTTAACGACTGAATCCCCGACAATCATCGAAACATCTGCTGTAATCTCTTTAAAGCCAATATTGGCCCAAGTGTTCTCAACCGTAATATCTACAACAGCTTTATTTTGCCCTTTATAAGCCCTCACGCAGAAGCGGACATGCAAGTGTGCGTGCTCAACGCCATCTGCTGTCTTGGGGGAACCATAAACTTCCCATTCGCTTACGATGTTACCAGATAGCCAATTAACTCTTGTCCCTGCCAAAAGATTGACAAGAGTCACGCTATAAGCCACACCTGCTTCAGTGAATGTAACAACAGAATCCAATCCGGGGAAATCTGTAGGGATTGCTGGGGCAGGTGTACCGGATGCTGTTTTCCGCAAAATACTGTAAGATGTGGAAGAGCTTGCAGCCATACTTGGAATGATCGCAGAAATTACGGCGTGCTTAATACTGCCGTCTGCGTAAGTGTCACGAACATCTAGTTGCGAAGTAATTGCAGTTGCGCTGCCCGCCTTAAGTTCAACTGCCGCATTCGTGCTTGGAAATGCCCCTCTGGCAAATGCTTGCGCGAAAGTAATAGGGACGTTTGTCTGTGTTGTCGCAGAAGTGTTTTCAATTGTAATGGAAACCAAGTTTGAGCCAACTGACACAGCAGCAACAGACTTCGGTGCTGGAAATGGCAAAGAAACCGACACAGGTTTACTGACACTCTCTCCAACATTACCTGCGGGATCGTATGCTTTGGCGTAATAGTGGCGAGTCCCATTCTCAAAATATGTTGCATTGTCTGTCATCTGCCAAGGGGCAGAAGTACGTTCTCCTAGCAAAACACCGCTGCGATAAAACTCTACTTTTGATACGCCATTACCGCCTGTAGGTGTGGCAGATAGAGTAATGGGCTGATTAGTTGTGACGCTGCTAACACTGGTAGTCAGGGCCACTGCCGGTGGTGATGTGTCAGGAACCCCTTCTGGAATATTAGGGTTAGGGAGCAGGTTGACGGCACTGGTAATTGCAATAGAATTGAAAGCGGTGGGATTGACAGGAAGAATAAAGTCTGCCCCAGAATTCGGCAAACCTAGTGTGCCTTCAAGCCAGTGTCCATTTCCTTCAATCCGCAAAACAGAAATACCTGTAGATAAATCTGCTGCTAAGGATGTGGTGACATCAGATGTAAGCCCGTAGTCTGTAATATTCTTTCCGTTGAAAGAGAATCCACCATTAAGCGCGGCATCACGGAACAATGTCCCTGTAGCCCACACCAAATTTTGACGTGTGGTTGCGTCACTACTGCGCTTGGCTTTGATGCGTTTGGCAGAGCCAAGGGCGCTATCAAGTAAACGAATTTGACTATATTGCGAGGTGCCTGTTGCTAAAATCAATGCTAAACTGGGACTAATCTTAATTGCCATAATCTACCTTTCTGGTAGGTTTATTTTCTGATGTAAGCCTCGTATAACACACAGCCTGCACGAGACATGGATGGATTGTATTCCTTGACAGTTACAATTTTATACACTTCGTCATTAATCTTTAATCGATCACGTCCGGGCGTTATGTGAGGTAGCGGGATTCCCGTTTCTGTTTTGTGTGGTGGCTGAATAAGAACTTGCTTGTCGCCAGATTGCACAAGAGTATTACCTTCTGTACGTGTTCCAGCCATCTTGTCCAGATAATCGAAGAAACAAGCCTTGACTCGGTAATCAGCACGCACTACAATATTCTCTGACTTGTCTTCGTCAAAATACTCTCGAACAGCAATGTCAATGTAAGCGTATGTACCGTACATCTGCATCATGTCGCTGACCATGCTATCAAAATCAGCAATCATACTTTAACCACATATTCAAGGCAACCGCAACTATAAGTTTCAGCCCAGTTTTTCTGGAACATAGTAATCGGGGAGATACCAGATTCAGAATAAGGCAGTGGGGAGATGCCGGTGAAGTCTGGGTTTTTGACTACCATCTGGAGATATGACTGATAGTTCTTGAATGCTTCCGATCCCCAAACTTCTAGCCCCATCATTTTCTGATGGCTCTTGAAAGCAAGAGTGGCTAGAATGTAATGTGCACACAGGATAGAGGCAGATTTGATGTCTCCCTTTTTCTCTGCAAGTGCGCCAGAATAAACTTCATCAGGGAGAATAGGGATGTCACGAGTATCCCCGCAACGAAGTCGCATGAGAGAAACCGGATTAGATAAGTCGAGGATCATATAATCTCCTAGTAGAATTGTAAAAGCCCCCTCTTGGAGAAGGGGCTTCAGCAATGTTACTTACTGATTAGTTCGAGCTATACACGCGAACAACGGCTTGTGGACGCAGCAGGGCCGAGATGTGATTCGACTCAGTTTCCATGGTAATCTTGGTTCCATTCGACGCAGCTTCTTCGAAGACGTACAGTTTCTCACCTTCAGTGTTAACGATGCCGAAACGTTCTGCTGGAGCAAAGTAAGTACGGAACATGTCCGAACCCATAGGCACAGCAACGCCTTCGTTTGCGGTAACAATCTTCTGGCCGTTGTACGAATCACGGATTTCGCGGAAGGTCACACCACCCCACGAGAATTCACGACCATTTGGCATTGGCGAGCCATTTGCCGCAAGACGGCCACGAGTTGGGTCCATACCAGCGTTAGCAACGTGGAATTGGTATGCAGCTTTCACCGATGGATGGGTGATGATACGATTGAACAGTGCGGTATCCATCGGGATCACAATTCCAGTGAACGTGCCATTACCGCCCATACCATCATGTACAGCTTGGATAATTAGTTCGATTTGAGCCAGAACTTCAGTACCATTTGCACCGAGCAGAAGATCGACTGATGGACGGGTGACGTTAAACTCCGTGTACCAGTTTTGGCTAATAGTGCCATTAGGTGCATAAGCAGTACCCGTGAACAGTGCTTGTGCGCGCGCAGCATTCAGAGTCCAATCATGGTTCTGACGAATACGCATGATTTTGCGTTGACGCACTTTGTCCAGTTGCTCCACAGCGCTAAAATCATCGTAGGCCGAGCGCGATTGCAGGTCTTTTGGCGAAATGTAATCGTCCAGTGGGAAGTGAGGAACGATGAACGAGTGTGCACGGCGCTTTTCTGGGCCGTTGACGTTATTTTTGTCCCCACGAACGCGGTCGATAATCAGAGCGCCGTCATAGGTTTCTTCCATGAACATCACGGTTTCAGTCGTGACGCCTTCTTCAGTGAAGATGCCCATTTGATTGAAAGCGCCGTACTGAATAGGGAGATTGCGAACTGCTGGGGTAAGATCAACTACGCCAGTCAGGTCAAATGGGTTGGTAATCATTGGCATGTAAATAGTTCCTTGAATATTATTAGATGGTTACGAGAGCGTCAATACCGATTGCCGACAGTTGGCGATACACAGTTTGCAGTTCTTCTGCGGTGTCAACACTTGCGCCGACGACCAGAGCACCACGAGCAACGCCAGCAGGGCCACGATGCAGCACCAAGAACTGGGTGTCAGTGGTTGCTTTCATGTCTGTAGTGATTGGACGACCAACGCTGTCACCAACAACGATAGCAACAGCGACTTCCGAACCATCCGTTGCAGTGGCTTCCACAACTTTATATTTGCCGCTGGCAGTAACTTTACCCAGCACAGTTCCGATGGCGACTTTAGCGGCAGCGCCGTTGACAGTAACCATAGTTTTGCAGTAGCCTTTTTCGGGCATAAATTCGTGTTTAACAAGAGTCGAATAACGCTTGTCGTCAATGGCGATAATTGGCATATCTAATTTCCTTTTATTTAGTAACAGTTTTAAATTGTGCTGCCAGATTATCTGCCAGACGTTGTACAGCATCTTTTTCAACAACAGGTGCAGGGGCTGCATCAAGACCGGCCTCTTTGAAAAGCGGGCTTTCTGCTTCTGCTGTGTACGAAGCTGCCATTGCACCAACAACAGTCTCGAACATCTCTTCACTTGCATCAGCCATCGTAGCCATCACAGCTTGAGCTTTTGCGTCTCCGACGATTCCCGACAGTTTTGCAAGACGGGCGGTATTCATGTCTTCTTTTGCTTTTGCAGCCAGAGCAGCCTGTGCAGTTTCCGATTGCGCCAGAGCAGCGTTAGCAGCTTCCAGTTGGGCCAGAACGTCTGCATGTTGCGCAGCCATAGTTTCGATGGTTGCCTGTGCTTCAGTCATTTGACCTTGCAGCGTAGCAAGTTCTGCAACAACCGTCTCGTAATTAGCAAGCTCGACTGCTGGAGCTTTATCTTGTACACTCATGTCAACTTCTTCCTTTTTAGCGTCAGGGTCGATGCCCATCTTTTTCAATAAACCGTTAAGCATTTAAGCTCCTTTAATTTTAGAGGTAACATACCGTTGAAATTCTTGCTCAGTTTTGATACCATCAATCAGGCCGAGCTTAAGTGCATCTTTAGAGAGGAAAGTTTTAGCTTCCGTACTCTTGATTGCGTCGGCAGACAAGCCAGTGTGGAGGGCAACGTGACCTACGAAGTTCTCGTAGAGGGCATCAATCTTGTATTGAAGGTCAGCAATGAACTCTTTACGAATGCTGCCATCTTCTGCATAAGGAACTTTGGATTCTCCCGCATGCACGTAGATTCGTTTGAAGCCTTCTTTTTCCATATACTTGCTGTCATCAATCAGGGAACATACCACTCCGATTGAACCAGTCTCAGTGTCCGCGTGGGCGTAGCCTTCGTCACATGCGCAAAACCAAGCGTAGGCGGCACTAGCAGCAATACCATCAGCATAGCCGTAGACTTTTGCACCAGCTTCGTCTACCATAGAGCGGAACTGACTAACGGATGTAAAGCACGAGTAGGCTTCGCCTCCGCCAGAGCTAACATGCATCACGATAGTTTTGATACCGGCTGCAAGCATCTCATCAGTTTGCTCAAGGATGGCTTGGTAGGAAGTCCCCACTTCGCCACACATAGTTACCACTGGACGAGCGCTCAAAGACCCTGTAATATTGATGACACCTACACCAGACTTAACATCGTAGTTAGGTTTAGCTTTCTTAGGAGAATCATCTTCGTCCCAAGAATCATACATGCCGATGAAAGGCTTATTCAGCGTGCCATCGTTGCGAGCTTCAAGGTAGTCCCGGATAACTGCATAAGCTTCTGGTGTAATAAGCTGCGGGCGAGAGAGAAGTTCGTCAGTGAAGCGAACAATTTTATTTTGCTTTGACATAGTTTCCTTTACGCCGCATTTTCTGAATTATTGACCGACCTGTCCTGCCCAGAAGATTCTCCTCCTACGACAGATGTGCCATCGCCTGAACGACCGGCTTCAAATGATTTACCAGAATTAGATACGTTCGTAGAAAGCGCCTCTTTATCTACAGGCTCATCATCAGGACGTTTTTGAATGCCCATAACTTCACGAGATTTGTTAAGAACAGCGCGATCAATTTCCATAATTCCCGTACTCGCCAGTCGCTGCATACCTTTAGAAAATTCTTCGATACTAACATCACTAATATCTGTCTGCACAAACTTAGGAAGATTCTCTAGTTTCCAAGAGTTCAACTTGTAAATTTGTGGAATCAAATCGTGATTCAGAACCGAGGCAATCTCTTTAAGCCTGTGCCCCATTGCCAAAGCAAGAACATTAGTGTCATTATCGGCAAGAGAGAAACTACCAGTATTTGTCCCGGACTTCAGAATATCAACAGACAGGGCCGACAAGATGTCATCTGTGTAACGACGAATGATGCTGTCAATGCCTGCACCGTTGAATCCTTTTTGATCCAAGAGTGAGATGTCAAATTCATCTTTTTTAGAGTCGGCATTATAGAACGTAGGGAAAACAATACCTGTGCTAGTGCCGTTTCCAAGCTGCTTCATAATTTCCAGAGAAGTTTTATAAACAGCTTTTTCTTCGTCTGAGGCATCAGGAGACATATACTTGGCTGGCATACGAATGACAGGAAGATTGGCAGCTTCTTTTGCAGCACCTAGCATCTCTTGGTCAATGAGCATCGAACGCTGTCTCCAAGCGAGATATACCCCCTTGAGCACTGAATTGCCAAGAGGATTACCCCTTGTGCCATCGGCAGAGAACAGCATAAACTTCTCACGCGGGATGAAGATTAGATTCTCATCATTTGTAATTTTTGTATAGCGATAAGAATTTTCCATCCTTGCAATAGACTGATGCACTCCGAGCAATTCACGCCCGTCTTCGGAGAATTCCCATTTGTCAATAGTTTCTTGAGCACGAGGGGAGATGCGACGAAGGCCAATCAGGCCATCATTGTAGCGAGAGCCGTTCTTGTACAGACGTCTGCGGAAAACTTTCTCTTGCACGCTGTAACCATATGGTAGATAATCTACGACATCAGCAATGAAGTCTGTCCAGCTATTTTCCATGTCGTCTTTAAGAGACTCGATGAATTTTGCACGTTCTTTATCTTCTTCAGTTGCACCTACAGGAGCTTCAACGCTCCAAGATGCACGAGACAGGAGAACTTTGTAGACGCTTAGGGCAGAGGCAATAATTGCCGTCTTGCGCATCTCATCAATAGTGCGGAAGAAGCAGGGGAAAGTAAATGCAACGTTTAGCTCTTCGTAAATTCGCCCGTTGACTGTTCGTAGTCCGGTAAAGCCTTTTTCACTTAAACTCAATCGCGGTACAGTAACACCTTCATCAGCAGCCAGAGCAGCCGTGTCTTTTGTAGGCTTCTTAGTTGCCATTAGTGCTCCTTTTTATTCATTAAGCAGAATTGTAACACTTGAGTTGCATCTTGTCAAATCTTGTGCACAATTCTGATTTTTGTGTTATAATTTTGGGATAGGGGAGTTGCCGGAGAATGTTGGGAGGGTGAAAGTCGGGATTGTCACAGTCCTAGCCAATGCGTTAAAAGCCGAAGCCGTGGCGTCAACTTGGTCATCGACATTTTTGCGTTCTCCGGTGAAGAAACAAACCTCATCAAGCCATGCCCTATTCCAGTCACCTTTTACAATCTTGACACTCTTGTTTGTGGCGACACTAGCAAAAGGATTAAATCGTGTAACTTTATTGCTGTGAGGATTAATACCTTCTGTTCGTGTATCAATACCGTTTTCAGCAAGAAAAGTTACGTAGAATTTTGAGGCCACCTTTCCAGCTTGACCGGGATCAATTGGCAAAATTTGCGTGACGTCTAGGCCGTCTTGCCACCCGGTATCTTTGATTCCCTTTAAAACTCCGTCAATTTGACGTTGGAACCTAACTACGTCTTCAATGAAGAAATTCCCAAAAGCATCTTTTGACATAAGTACACCAACAGACCAGTCGCATTTAAAAGAATTCGATTCGTTGGGGATAGATGATGCTAAATCCCATGCCCTGATTTTTTTAACTGGGTTGATAGGTGGGTGGTCTACAATCTCGAACATATCTTCAGATACTAACGCGCTGCCTTCAATGGCAGCATCCCAAGAACCATAAAGGAGGCGTAACTGATTAACGCGGGGCTGGGCAAGAAGTCGTCCGGGGTAGCCGGGGTCAACCTTGAGCATCGCTAAATTGTCGTAGCAAGTCATAGGGCAGAACTTAAATTTAAGGGCTACAAATTCTTTGCCCCTCTCTAGTCCCTGCCCATACTTTTCGTATAGCTCACCTTCTGAATCCGCCCACTTAAAGTGTGAATTTTGAATTACGAAATATCTTACTTTATGCTCAGTCCCTTTGAGTGGGACACCTTCAGAATCTAATGAGTAGTTAACTACATCACGCAACCATGAAGATTTAGAGGGGTTGCACGAGAGCATCATAAATTTTTTACCTGTGTACGTAGCACTACGTAATCGGCTAAGTACGGCTAGAACTTGGTCTTGCTCCCACTCTGCTGCCTCGTCAATAATAAAGTGAGTTCGTTCCCAACCCTGAACTTCATACAAATCTTTAGGCATCGCCTTAAAGTCAATGGTAGCTCCATTAGGAAAAACCCACTCCCTTGCTTGTGTCTTGTAAATTGCACCGAAGTGAGGGTAAATTTGCTTGGATGATACAATCATGTCTTTAAGCATGGGGTATGTTAGTCGTAATACCATCACTTTGGCGTGCTTATCTTGAACTAGCTTTGCTGCCCGGACCAACGATAAAAAAGTCTTACCGGACCCAGCGCCGCCGCCCGTGAGGAACAGGTCTACCTCGTTCTCTGTCAGAACGAGGCGTTGTTTTTCACTGCATGGCGCAAAGATTGGCTTGTCGTTGCTCATAAATCTCCTTTAATTCTATAATTCGTTTTCGGAGATTCGTGACATCATTCATGTAGAAAGTTTCTGTATAACCGCAGAATTTTTCTTTTGGACTTTCATACGAATTTCGCAATTCCCCAATAAGTTGTGTTTCTATGTCGGAACATATTTGTCCATCCATGGTAAAGAATTCAATAACTTGAAAACTCTTACCATAAGATTTACTAACGGCCTTGGCTCTGACTTCAGGGTTGAGATTAGTGATGCCAATCTTGGCCATTCCTTCACACTGCATAATGTAAAGATTCCCCGGCTCGCTGGAACTATAACCACTTGGCTCGGCGTGACACCTGCAACCATGACCATTAAGAATTTCGGTGGGCTTCTTTTTAAATGTCGTACCACAATTATTACATAGAATGTCCACGTAAGTCCGTGCGTTCTTATATTCAACTAGATCGTAATTGTATTTAGCACCAGTTATTTTCAGGGCTTGCTCAACAAAATAATCTTTTGTATGGCTCCGATCTTTAGCAAGCTTGTTGTTCATGCATGTCCTACAACCCTTGTTGCGCAAATGGACATCTGGACTCTGCATGAACCATGTTCCGCACGTCTTACATCCAATTTCGACTTTAGTTCTTGCCAGTTTGTATTCCACGCGGGAGTAGTCAAACTCCTTGCCCGAATCTGTTTGCACAGCATTCGCTTTTCTTATAAAATCTTCTGTACTGCTTCTGCAAGCATCAGCACTGCGCTCATTGCCGCATTTAGGGCAACCTGCCTTGCGTGTAGGACTCAGATGACTTGATGGCATTGTTTCAAAATATTCTTGATGTTTGTTGCAAAACAATATAACCTTAGTCTTCGATGATACGTAATTGAACTTGTCGTACCTGTATGCATCGCCATGCAAAGACACGGACTCTGAAATTGCCTGTTCATTAGTCTTACGTTGATTATTACTTCCCATTTCTTTTCTCCTGTACTGAGTTAATAAGTGTGGCTATCTCAGGAGTACAGCCCGAGAGAGGATAGCTAGTCCGTTCACCACGCAAAACACAAAAGCCCGTCGCGCATTTCCATGCACGCCGAGCCTATAAAATTGGTGCCGCAGCGCCACACTAAATCCTGCCTGCGATCTTTAGATGCCAGTTTGCATCCCTCTCCTCTTACTGCCGAAGCAGCTATCTAGACCCGTGGAGCAATGTCCCTTGGCCTGAAATTAGTACGTGTATTAGAATCGGCCCACGGTGGCTTTCATGACTTCCGACGATGATGCTACAACCAGTATTCTTAATTGCTGCAAACAGGGCACTCATACCAATGCCCCGCGTCAAAAGCCCCACCTTCACCATAACAAACTTTACAGCGCTCCAGTTTTGGCTTATTATCTTTTTGTTTGAAAATGTTGTCCCAGTTATTTGAGAACGTAGTTCCATCTACACTTTTAACTCGTGGCTTTGAGCCTTTTCCAGCTTCGGCCTGATATGATTTACTCAAGTTTCCCTCCTTGTGTTTTAAATTATGTAGGTGCCATTGCAGTGATATGCACGAACGCTTGCGGATTTGTATCCACTCCTAGGACAGAAAGACCTAGCACAGTAACTGCTGTGGTTTTAGTCAACTGGACTGTGGCTGAAGTGTTTGTCAAGGAAAAAATCTTATGATTGAAAGACGCTGTTGTTGTATCTTGTACAGTTACGCCAATCACAGGAATTACACCGGATGCAAAAGGTGTGGGGAATGTCCAGACATACTTTCCTGTTGCATCAGTCTGAGCACGGATACCAAAAACAGTTTTGCCATCTGCACCTTTTGGCCCTGTTGCGCCAGTATCCCCCTTCAAACCTTGCGAACCTGTAGCGCCTGTATTTCCCTGAATACCTTGTTGTCCTTGTGAACCTGTAGCACCAGTCTCTCCAGTTGCTCCTGTGTCGCCCTTGGCTCCAGTCAATCCGCGAATACCTTGAATGCCCTGTTGACCGTCTGCCCCAGTATCACCTTTAACACCTTGAATACCTTGTGGGCCAATATCACCAGTTTCACCCTTTGGACCACGTTCACCGGGAATACCTTGAATTCCGTGCTCGCCGTCTGCTCCATCCTTGCCGGGTTCCCCTTGAATTCCTTGAACACCATCTTTACCATCTACTCCGTGGTTTCCTTGCGGTCCTTGAATTCCACGAGGTCCGACACCTCCGTTAGAGCCATCAACGCCATCTTTACCTGATGGACCTATTGCCCCTGCTGGCCCTTGTGCGCCAGTGGCCCCAGTTGCTCCTGTTGCACCTCTTACTGGAACTGTGTTAGTGTTTGTTACGCTTACATTCACCCTTGGGAAGATTGGCATGTCAACCCTCCTGCACTAGAATAATTCCACCGTGAGCACTATACGCCCACAAACCATTCTCATTAGCTTGAATCATCATAAAACCGTCAGCACCTGTATAAACAGGGACACCAAATGTGGCGCTTTCTGGGGGCTTGTCATTAATAGCCAAATAAAAAGACTGGCTACCTTTGTTGTAAATTGAAACCGCAGTACCTACAGGAATTCCAGAGGCGGCGAAAAGATCAGTCCAAGTGGATTTTGGAAGAATTACGTCTTGTCTCGTTGTAGCCATTGTAGTATTATTTAATTGTGTTAGAATTCTGTGTGGCTCGGAATTTCACCGAACTCATTAGACTCTGCGAGAGTCCTCGTCAGCCGTAAGACTAACAATCTCTAAGGTAGGAGATTCTGGAGCGGGATGACGGCCTCGAACCGACGACATTCAATTTGGAAAACTGACGCTCTACCAACTGAGCTAATCCCGCATGTTTGGTTGCGTGGCCCACGAATCGAACGTGACCCTCTAGGTTATGAGCCTAACGTGCGTACCTACACACTCGCCCGTAATTGATCTTGCCTCGCCGTAGCTACGAGGACTTTGGCTGTAGACCGGAGTATCAATCCGTCACTATCCACAGCTACGACTTGTACGTATTCGCAGCGTTGTGTGCGACAGCCTAGAGTCATGCCAAGATGATTAGCCTTGGTCTTAGCTACACTTTCTGGTGCCCCGTGACTGAATTGAACAGACGATTGATGATTACAAGTCAACTGTTATACCACTTAACTAACGGGGCTAAATCTTGTAAGGACGCTCTATCCCAGCCACAACAAATAGGAGGGGAAATTGCCGCCGCCAGAAGAGCGTCCTTACAAGGGAACTCGTTAGAATTCCTATGCAGCCAATTCTTGTGCAGGCTATGGCAAGCCTGACATTGCTCTGCACCCCCAACAAGGACTAACCTTGGAGTCTCGCAACAGAACCAACAAAACGAATTGTACACGATTGACACCATCTTGTCAAATCTTATTTAATTCTTACCCAATCTTGCGCACATCCGACAAATCTACCACGTTCTCTGCATCCACAACATCCTTGTTAGCAAAGTCTGGATGAAGTTCATCAAAATTCAACACAGGGGTGTTATCCTCTGGTACAGTGGAGCCTTGCCCGATGAGACCCATCTTCATCTCAATAAGTGTACTGTTGATTTGGTCTTGTCGGATTTCCTTGGCAGCGTCTGCATAGAACTTGATAGACTTCTCAGCAGCAGCAACACGAATCTTCTCGTCTGCGCTGTCCATAGCTTGATCTAGTACACGAATAGCCTTATCATTGATACGCTTGAGAGCTTTCATCATCTTAGTTAGCTCATGTGTACTTTTAAACAACGACTGACCCTTGGCTGGTCGTCCCATAGTGCTTCTCCTTAACATTCTTAATGAGCGAAATTGTAACATCTTTATTGTATTCTGTCAAATCTTGGCTTGACATATGTTTGAAGCCGTTATATCATGCAGCTTCTTAACCAATTCCTAGGAGGGAAAATGAATTCTTACAAATGCTACTGGAAACAGGGTGATAAACTGTGCCTAATGGACGTTAGCAATGTTGATGACTCTAACACTGCAATTGAAGCTGTGAAAGACAGCCTGCATTACGCCACACCAAATCACGGTAAGAAATTCACTGTGCTTGCTGTGGTGAAATAACAACATGACAGACATTGAAAATTTTGTAGTAGAGCTAGAGCACCAAGAGAAGAATCTTATGGACTTCGATGACATTCGATTTGGTGAAATTTATTTAGATGACCAAGAGGAGCAAACTTATGAAAACTAACACCACCCAGCCACAATCCATCACTAATCAAGAGGAAACTACCATGCAAGAAAATACTGTCCCAGAAAATGAAGTTGTTCAAGACGAGCCTGTCGGCGCTGATGTCCCAGCAGACACCCCTGACGACATCGAACTAAAGCACGTTGTAGAAACTTCGTTCTTCGCCCTCGTGCACGAACTGGAAGAGCACATGACTCGCGGTTGGCGCATTCATCCCGACAACACTCCTTCCAACAATTGGATTCTGTACGAAGTTTGGCTGTACAAAGATCGCAATTCCATCAAACGCACTAAGACTCGTATTGACGAAGTGCTGGAAGCTCGTAGTGAACAAAACAAAGAAAAGGCCAGCGAGAGTATTCAAAAAGCTCGCGTTGCACGGAAAACTAAATCAGAAGACCGTAAGAGTGGCCCTGCTGTACAAGAGATGCTGGTTAGCCTGAAAGACGCTGAGCATGAAGATAAAGTTTGAGAATTGTGAAGTAGAAATTTGGAAACTGTCCCGTAATACTCTTGTCGCAGTAGAGGACAAGTTCACTTTCATAAATGACTTGACTTCGGTAGACTTGGTTAATGGGAAATTTATTGCTAGAATTTATGTAGAGAACATGGGGTATGAAGACTATTTCTACTCCGACGAAATCACATGGTTACAGCCTCACTAACTTGACATAAAGAAACAGCAGTGGTATCTTGGGAAGTATTTAGCCACTTCCCATTAACATTTTTAGCAGAGGATAACGCATGTCCGAACGGGCCAAACGATTTACGCGTAAACAGAAGAGGGAGGAAGCACCTATTGTGCAAGCTCACTCTGGTGAAATTATTGTTCCAACACAACAGAAAGCAATTAAGTTTGAGCCTGCCAATCCTCGGCAGAAAAAACTTGTAGAACTAATCCGAAGTGGTACTAAAGTGTCATTTGCTCTTGGCAGCGCAGGCACAGGTAAATCTTACGTAGCAGCTTACCAAGCAGCAGAGCAGATGCGCCTTAAAAAGATTGATAAGATTTATCTTGTGCGAGCTAACGTCTCTGCTGGTAAAAGTCTTGGAATGTTGCCGGGAACCCTTGAAGAGAAGTTGTTGCCATTCTTCAAGCAAACTCTCGGACATCTTGCAACATTCATGGGTAAAGGTTTCCTTGGCTATTGCATGAACAATAAGAATGTTGAAATGCTGAGTATCGAACACATGCGTGGCATGAGCATTGAAAATGCATTCGTCATTGTAGAGGAATCGCAAAACCTCACAGCAGATGACCTTGAAATGTTGCTGTCCCGTATCGGGGAGGGTTCTCAATGGGTTTTCACTGGCGATCAGAAGCAGAATGACTTGAAAGGTGCCAGCGGCCTTGTCAAGACTATCAATCTTATCGAGCGAATGCTTGAAACTGAACCAGAATATCTTGACGATGATGACTTGAATTGCATTGACAGGAATGTTGGCATTGTTACGTTCACTCCTGAGGATGTTGTTCGTTCTGGCCTGTGCCGTGCGTTCGTGAAGATGTATTATCATAATTAAGGAGGAACACTTGGAAAAACACAACAAACAAGCCCGTGGAGGTGATGACGAGATTGACCAATTCCCAATCTCCTACGAATCTCACAAATCTGGCACATATAACATCTATCTGTTCGGGCAGATTGAAAGCCCGTCTCAGTTTATCGGTGCATTGGAAGTGATGCGTAATGCTTCCGAGAATGATGAAGTGGTGATTCACTTGCAAAGCTGCGGAGGATCACTGGATGCCACTGATACTTTCCTACAAGGAATGCAGGAATGCGAAGCTCCTATTTTCTGCAAGGCATCTGGAGGTTGCCACTCGGCTGCAAGTATCATCCTTCTTGCTGCTGACTCTTTCCAACTGTCTGACAACTTCAGCAGCTTGCTCCACAATGGCAGCACAGGAAGCATGGGTAAGTTCTCAGACTACCGCAGCGAAACTGCTTTCACTTCCAAGTGGATGGAAAAAGTGATGCGCAATGCCTACGAAGGATTCCTCAATGAAGTTGAGATTGAGAATCTTATCAAAGGTGTTGACATCTGGTTGGATTCTGAGGAATGGGTGCAACGCCATAACAATCGTAACGAGTACATCGCTATGAAGCTCCAAGCCTTCCAAGCTTCTTTGGAAGAAGAGGAACAACTAGTTGATGTTCTTGAAGAAGTGAATGCTGCCATTGCTAAGATGGAAGCTAACCCAGTTGCGATGCCAAAGCCGAGGCAAGCTCCACGCAAGCCACGAGTTAAGAAGTCTTAACATTGCCGCCTTCGGGCGGCTTTTATTTGTCCGTCACTTTTACACAACAAAATAATTCTTGTGCATTCTTACGGATTGTTGTACAGTAGGGGTGTTAGCTAATTAAGGAGGAAATATGTCGAACGAAGTGAAATACTACAAACGTGGATTTCTGAATCAAAATGAAGGTATGGCAGCGTTTGAGGCTGATGTCAGTTATAAGCCTGATGAAGAAACTTTCTATAGAAGTGTCTGTGCAACTTTCTGTATCACTGATTGCGGAAGGAAGATTGAGCTTGATTTCTACGCAAGTAATAAGTCTGACATAGAAAACAATCGCCATAAGTTGAGCACTCTTATTTCAGAGCTTCAAGAATTTAAGAATGTTCTGGACGGTGCTTACTCAGATGCTGATTTCAAGGGGCAAGCAGAATGAACAACACATCCATCAACCTCTTCAAAGGTGGCTTCTTCGACTATGCTGCCCCTGAGATGAGTGATTTCAATATCAAAGACATTGCTTTGGGTTTGTCGCACGAATCCCGTTTCACTGGGCAATCAGACCGTGGCTATTTCGTTGGTCAGCACAGCGTCATTGTCAGTAAGCTTGTGCCACCTGAGCATGCTCTTGCAGCGCTCATGCACGATGCTGATGAAGCATTTATGAAAGACTTGCCTCCACAATTGAAAGCTCTTGTGCCTCAATACAAAGTGCTGCAAGAGGCTGCATTGAAGACAATCTTCAAGAAGTTTAACATTCCGTATCCAATGCATCCGTGCATCAAGGAAGCAGACAACCGAGCCTTTGTGACTGAAAGGCGTGACTTGCAACCGGGAGTGGCATTAGATGACAAATACAAACACATCAAGCCTCTGCCAAGTTTGATTATGGCTTGGGACAGCAGAACTTGTTATTTGAACTTTCTTCGCAGGTTTGAGGAGTTGACTAAATGAAACGTAGTCTTATCCCACCGCCACCACCTCCTGCACGAATTGTTAATGATTCAGTAGATTGCAGAGAAATTAATTTTAAAAATATTAGTCGCTGGAAGATGCTAACTCGTTTAATTATGATGATTAACTGGGATAGGAGTATTTACGGATGATGAATAAATGATCATTATTAAAACAGACCTGTTATTAATATTCCTTGTGTCGTCCTTGCTATCCGCATCGTGGGCAATGGCTACGTATCCTTGGTCAGTGACTTTACTATTGAGTTTAGGAGTGGGAATGAGTCTGTTTTCTATAGGACATGGGATTTATCAGGTAATCAAATATAAACGGAATTAGGCTTCAAACTACAACTGAATTAAGGAGAAAATATGGATATGTGTGCGTGCATGGGGGCAATGTACGGAGAGCCGTACTGTCCGTGCGAGATGGAACGACGAGGGCTGTCTGAGATTATGAATAAAAATCCTCTGCGTATTGAAGAAAATATCAGATTTGAAAACGCAATGAACAAATTCTTCAAGGAGAGTCAATGTTCGGACAAATGACGCAAGAGGAACGTGAAGCCTCTCTAGAGAAAGCACGTCTAGCACGAATCGCCACGGCTGAGTACAACAAGGCTAATGAGTACAAATACAAGCTGGAATACATGGACAGCAATCATTGGGCAGAACTTGGCAGCAAATACAAAGTGAGGATGCCAGCTTACAATGAGCCTTGCACGCCAAAAGGATTTAGGAAATACATGAAGCGTACAGGTGTCTCCAATGAAACTTGGAAAGAGCATTACACTAGCATGGATTATTTTATGGAGAATAATCCTGAGTGGGTGCTTTACGGGGCGGTGGGGTTGATGCTTGAAATTAGGGAGGGGATGTGATGAAAGATAGGATTACAGAGCTTGTCCACGCAGCTTTGATGACTCTTAACAAAAACAGAGAATGTTACGTTGCACAATGGATTCTTCAAAATCCAAATGCAAATATTGGTGACTACACTCTTGTACGGTCTGAAGTTTGGGAGGGATGTGTGCAGACAACCACTTTCACTATGGAGAAGAAATGACTGACATCAAACGATTTAACGTAGGCTACATGGGTCTTGAAGAACACCCTAAAGGCCGCTACGTGGCACATGGCGATTACCTTGATGTTGTTAAAGGTCTGGAAGCTCGTATCACCACTCTAGAAAACCTTCTGTCCGAGGCTGAAGAAAGCATTGACTACTGGAGTGACAGGGCTTATGACTGACATCACACGCTACGACATCAACGAACATGGTGAACTTCCTCTAAGCAATGGTAGGTATTGTCGGTGGGAGGATGTGGAGGATTTGTTACGGGAGCATGCTAAGGATGTCAATCAGCTTCACAGTAAGATTGATGACTGCGAAGACGATTACTCGACAGGCTTTGATGATGGATGGCAAGAAGGGTATGAAGCCGCACTAGGGGATCAGAATGATGACTCTGGTGTGTTTGTGGTGGACTTCGGGGATGAGGGACCAGATCGACCTTATAGTTTGGAGGATGATTGATGGGTAAAATTAAAATTATCACCGAAACATCGGAAGGCAACTTCATTCTGGGAAAGGTATACCCAACACAGTACACACACAATAGAAATTTTGTGTGGGTAGAGGATGAGGATGGAGACATTGAACCTGTGTATGTCTATGAGTTTGAGTGGGTGGATTGATGACTGAAAATAAACCACAGAGTGGTGTTGCAGACGTTGCCAGCAATCTCGCACTAGAAGCAGCCTTGGCGGCACTCTTCTCTAACTTGTTACAGAACTCCGTAGACATGAACTTAGGAATCTCCGCAGAAGACTTGTGGGATTTGTACGATGATTGACACAGGCCCGCTGACAGGAATGTTGGCGGGCTTTTATTTTGTTAAGATTTGACATAAAGCAACTCTGGTGATAAGATTCTTACGTTGAGGACTCTAAAGGAGTCCTTTTGTTTTTACAACGGAGAATCTATGGAAAAATATTGCTTTGAGTGTGGCAGGCTTGCCAGTGAAGAACATCATGTCATACCTGAATCATTAGGAGGAACAAAAACAATCCCGCTGTGTGGAGGTTGTCATGCCCTAGTTCACGGTGGATACAACAAACGTCGAGACGACCATGTGGAGCTAACGAAGCTTGGATTGCAACGAGCTAAAGAAAGAGGTGTTGTACTGGGTAATCCAAGACTAGGCGAATGCAGGCATTTGGCATCCGAGATTATTAAGGAAGGTGCTCTTGAATTTGCTAAAAGTGTAGAGACAGAAGTGCACAAAGCTATTGAAGAAGGTGGCAGCTACAGCAAGGCAGCTGAGATTCTTAACGTCAAAGGTGTAAGTACATCCCGAGGTGGTAAGTGGTCATCATCTCAGATTTGCAGGATTTTGGCAAGACTAAAATTTTCAGATACCCCTTTACAGGTTGTCTAAACTGTGAGAGACTAAGCACATCAAATATCTTCCAAGGAGCAGAGCATGAAAAATATCATTGGTGTGTGCCGAGTCTCAACCCGCCATCAAGGACTGTCCAAGAATGGTCTTGAAGGGCAACGAGCAGAGATTGAACGTTGGGCCGAGCTCAACGGTTACAATATCGTTACAATTATGGATGAAGTGGCCTCTGGTAGTTGGCCTCTCCGTGATCGTCCTGTGATGTCTGCGGCCTTGGCAATGGCAAAACAGATGAAAGCTCAAGTTGTTGTCACCAAGACCGACCGTTGCAGTCGTGACCTTAGTGTGATTGACAACCTGATGCATCAGAAGAAATTAGTCATGTCGATTGATCTTGGTGCGAACCCTGACGAGTTCATTGGGACTGTCTTTGCAGGTCTTGCTGTCAAGGAACGTAAGATGATTGGTATCCGCACCAAGGCGGGACTAGCTGCTGCAAAAGCACGCGGAGTTGTGCTGGGAAACCGAGTCAACTTGAAGGAAGCTCAGAAGCTCGGACAGGAATCTCAAAAGAAACGTGCTGATGCCTTCGCTCAAAGTATGAAAGTGACTATCCAAGCCTACCAGAAATCAGGCATGACTCTGAAGCAGATCGCTGACGAGTTGAATGCCCAAGAGAAACTTACAGTTATGGGTAAAAACTGGCATACTTCGACTGTCCGAAACATTATTGCTAGGTGGTAAATTTTATTTTAAAAATTTTTGCAAGCGACTGATTCTAAAAGAAAATTTCTAATTTAATATCAAAAATATATCTATGGTAACATGCGATTAGGAGGGTGCTTTCGGGCATACCTCCTTTTTTTGCATTTAAGGGTACTTTCTGGAAACTTGGCAGAGGCGGTTGTGTTGCTTAATAGCCATCGCTGTCACCCAAAACGCCCCCTCTTTGGCTAGGAAAATATCGAGCAACCTGTAGACGACCGCTTACAGGTTATTTTATCTGGCCAGTAGCTTACTCCACCACGCTCCAAGCTGTCGCCCTCTTGCCCCTGTGTCACCCACACACTCCCCATTTCATCGCCTCCTAGGCCCCTCTCCGGCCCTCTGTGAGGGTGTCTGTGCCAGCCACTGGCCCTCCTGCAAGATAGCCCTGTCTCGCCACGCTGGATAGCCCCTGTGTGATGTCCTGCTGCGGGAATGTGGGGATTGGCTGTGACTGGAGGGTGTAAAGGAGACTTGACATGTTGCCAAAAGGTAACTGTATTACTCCGCTAATACACCTTGCACACACTGAGGGAAAGTACACTGATGAGTGTAGTTCTGCGACGGTCTAAGAAGGAAAGGTTATTTTGCTAGACCACAGAGTCTAGACAGATACCCACCAGCTATCCTATGCATTGGCGATAGGCACTATTAGGGCAAAGAGAAAGTACACTGAAGAGTGTGGTTATAAGAATGTTGCAGATACGAAAAAGCGCCCCGAAGGACGCCTATTCTGTGTTAATAATACCGCGACAGATCAGCCTTGTACTGTTCCAACTCAGCCCGAGCGTAAGCCGATCCCTCGTAATCTTCCGCATCAATCATTTCATCAATCAACTCTTCAGTACCTGCTACCAAGCCCTTAAGCATCTTGATTTCTTCAGCTACTTGCATTTCGATGGTTGTCATGTTGCTCTCCGGTGAGTAGTGCTTTCCAATGACTCTAGAATAGCACACTCCCGTAAGAACACAACAGCTATTTATGCAATCTTAAGAACTTCTTCTGCGTTGTTGTATTTCATACCCTTGAAGATGTGGGCCACGACATCCGCTGTCCAGCCATTGCCAAGACTCTTGTAACGCTCCCTAGTGTGGACACCAGGAACAAGGGTGTAGTTATCAGGCACTGTCTGCAATCGCTCGTACTCGATACAAGATAGCTTACGAACAACACCATCCTTACCAGTCACATAGTTGCAGTTCCATGAGGCGTCACTACGTGCGGTGAGACAGTTAGCTTTCATAGGGTCTAAGGCTGCATAGCGTGCCTTCAAACAATCTTGCCCCTTGCCTTCAGTAAGCCACTTGTACCGACCTTCCTTCAGTGCAGTTTCTTCAGGACTCGGATCATCTTCTAGGATGTCTTGCAAAGAAATGTTCTTCACAGCCATGGGCCGGACATTGATGTTAGTCCAGTACAGACGGTCCCTATTTTGTGCACTAATAAGATTACTATTGATTCGATGCAGTTTGCCGCCAACGAGTTCTGTAATTTGCTCGATAGCTTTCTTGTTCCCTTTGACGTTCTCCAGCAACCACCACGTAGGATTGATTTCATCCCTAATGCGCAACCAGTGGAAGAATAAGCCGCTCTTACCTTCTAGGCCGCTACCATCTCCTAGATTGCTGATTGACTGACAAGGGCTTCCACCAATCACTAGATCAATCTTCCCAACATTGAATTCTCCGTTCTCCGTGTACAGCGTACCATCTTTGTAGCTAACCTTAGTGACATCACCCACTTGGACAATGTTAGGCCAATTATGCTTACTAATCTTGATCGCATGTTGGTCAATCTCCGAAGCATAATAAGCATCAACCTGGATACCTGCTCGCTGCAAAGCGATCATTCCTGCTGAGATACCATCAAACAAACTTAGTACAATCATATTCTCTCCTATATACAAACGACAAAATGGGAGCTATAAAGGCTCCCTGCTTAACTACTGTTTAAATTACGACAATTATTCTTTTATGTAACGTTCCCTAGCATCATCACACCACAACAATACCCTTACTCGCATACAGTGCAATCATCCCCTCTATAGCACTAGCAGGAAACTCCATAGCAACACCGTGCATGACTCCAGCACGCATCGAATCAATCATCTCTTGCGCATCTTTCTGCGCCTTCTCAGCCTCTTTTGCAAGGTAGGCATTGCCCATACGCCCACCACATGCTTTGCTGTCATTGCATGTAGGCTTCCACTGTACAGCGCCTTTAGACAAATGACCATTCGATTGCGTAGTGTGTTTGTACCACGACATCTGTTCGCCAGCTTTGATGGTTGCTTTGCAGTGGCAGCATTTGCAATCTTGTTTGGCGATGGTCATTTCAGGCTCCGTTGCTATGTTGTCTTCCAATGAGTTCTATTCTACTCCTTCAACAGTACATGTCAACAAGTTTCTTACAATCCCCCGTGCAATGCCTTGCTGTGTTGT